TCAGCGGTCCAACTCATAAGCCGCGACGCCGGTCCCTACCGCCCGCCATTCGTCCTGCGGCATACGCGAATCACAGATGAATACCTCGACTTCGGCGCCCTCTTTCGGCTCCGCCGGCCGAATAGCAGCATGCCGGAGAATCGTCTGCATGTCCGGCACGTAGCTGCTCTCCGAGCCGTGGAACGACCAGATGCCATGTTTCCCAGCGCTGCCTACCTGGTGGTCGAGTTTCACCGACCAGCCCTTGAATCGAATCACCAGCATCACCGAGCTCCGTAGGAAAAGGCCGTAGTCTACTCCTAATCCTGGCAGGCCTGATTCGCAGCCAGGAGCTGCGCCTCGTAACCGATCCGCTGCAAGCGTTCGGCGAGCAGCGCACGGACCTTGGTCTGTAGGTCGTCGCCTTTCCGCAGCCCCGCTGTGGCCCACACGGGCACCTCCACCGCCGGCACTCGGCACGGCACCGCCACCGGCACCTCTACGCGCACCGTGCGCGGCTCAGGCTCGACCTGGCCGGCGCATCCCGCCAGCGCGACAATCACCAGCATCAGCACCGCCTTCATAGACCCAACTCCTGATCAATGACCGCCTCGGCGGCCGCGCACTGCTCGCCGGCGGTGCGATTACGCAGCAGACGGTTGGCGGCGGAATACCGCTCGGCGGCCTGCTGTCGTCCCTGCTCCACCGCCTGGGCTGCATCCCGGGCGCGCTGCTCACCAGCCTGACGCAGCGCGGCGACCTGCCTGCTCTGCTCCGCCACTGCGGACTCCAACTCTCCCCGGGAGGCACGGCAGGCAATCAGATCCGCCAGGGCAGCATCGAGCTGCGGCCGGTAGTGCCGGGCGCCGAGCCAGACACCGCCGGCGGCGCCGAGGCCGACCAGCACCAGGCAGGCCAGCGCGATCGAGATCACACGGGCCGAGATCACGACAGCACTCTCTTCGCCCGCTCCCACAGCGCCAGGCGCTCCGCCTGGCCGTTCATGCCACCGTTGATCCGGCGGGTGATGGCGGCGAACTCGCCCCGGTCGGCCAGTTCGTTCAGGCCGTGACTGACCCACCACCAGGCCGCCGACAGCGCAGCGAATTCCGGCTGCTCGAGCAGCTCTGGTTCCTGCTCCAGCGGCTGGCCCAGCCCGGCACCGGCGGCGCGGTAGTTCGCCCGGCCGGTGATCTGCAGCAGCCCGCGCCCGCGGAATCGCCAGCCGTCGCCGGAGGCCTCATCGCCATTGCCGTTGCGCGAGGCGTAGGCGTTGTTGGCGATGGCCCGAGGATTGCGCGCCAGGCGCTGCGCCAACGCGTTGGGCTGCCCGTCGGCGCCGAGGTAGCGAATCGGCCAGGTCGCAGCCAGGCCGCGCGCGCTGTAGTTGAGGTTCTCCACCAGGCGGGTCAACTGGCCGCTTTCATGGCCGATCTGGGCCAGAAACGCGGCGACTCGCACAGGCGACGTGATACCGAAGCGCGTCATCCCGCGGTTCAGCGCACCAACAAAAACGCCGGCGCGAGGGCCGGCGTTCGGGAGGATTTGCAGCAGTTGCTGCTCAGTGATAGGCATGCTGATCTCCAGGCAATCGAGTAGGAGGCGGATTCACATCCGCCGTCCTCTCACACCACCGTACGTACGGTTCCGTATACGGCGGTTCAGGTTATACGGTTAAGTCGGTTTATCGTATCCAGTATCGAGACCAGCCCGAGGCGGTCCCACAGCTTCTTCGGCAACGCCTGATTCATATGGGGCGCTCCCGAGTTCCACCATGGGCCTCGGCCATTGACTGCCGATTTCCACGCCCGCGCCGCATTAAGTCCCAAGCGTATCAAGTTGCGCGCCCTCGTAGAGGGCCGCTTCCATTGACGCCAGACGATACAGCGAAGCTTGTGACGCACCCAGCCGTCCAATTCCTCAAGTGGCCGTCTGCTCTGGCTCAGCTTGAAGTAGCCCGCCCATCCGCGCAGCACGGGGTTTATCCGCTCGATGACAGTCGCCACCTTGTGGCCCCGCGCTTTACGTAGCAGCTCTCTGAGCCGGTCGCGCAAGCGACCCAGGCTCATCGTCGCCACTCTCAGTCTCGGTTGCTGATGCCAGCTCATCCCGTAACCCAAGTAATCACACATCCAAGACCCGGCTACTCGGCTCTTATCCCGATTCAGCGTTAGTTTCAGGCGCTGATTCAGGAAGCGCTCAACACTGGCCATCACTCGTTCGCCAGCACGAGGGCTGCGCACATAGATGTTCGCATCGTCGGCATAACGCACGAAGCGATGACCCCGCCGTTCCAGCTCGCGGTCGAGTTCGTTGAGCAGGATGTTCGACAGCAACGGCGAGAGCGGGCCGCCTTGCGGCGTCCCTTCCTGCCGTCGGCTGGCGATCCCACCCGACATCTCACCGGCTTGGAGGTACCGCCGGATCAGTCTGAGCACGCGTTTATCTACGATTTGGCGCGCCACGTACGCCATCAGGAGATCGTGGTTGACCCGGTCAAAGAATTTCTCAAGATCGAGTTCCACGCACCAGCGATGCCCTGCCGCCACATGGGCGCGGGCTGTCTCGATGGCTTGGTGGGCGCTTCTGCCCGGACGGAAGCCGTAGCTGTAATCCGAAAACAGCGGGTCGAAGATCGGCGTGAGCTGTTGCAGCAGTGCCTGTTGGATCAGGCGATCCACGACGCAGGGAATGCCCAGTTGTCGGGTGCCGCCTTTGGGTTTGGGGATGTCGACGGCGCGTACACCTTGCGGGTGGTATTCGCCGGCCAGCAACCTCCTCTGGAGGATCGGCCAATACTGATTCACGTAGTCCGCCAAGTCGTCGACCGTCATGCCATCGGCACCCGGCGCGCCCTTGTTGCTGACCACGCGCTGATACGCACGTCTGAGGTTGGCCGGTGCAAGCACCCGCGCCATCAGCGTGTCCGGCTCCGCGTTCGTCCACGTCACAGATGCCGTCGATACCTTTGCGCTGTCAGCCGTCATCCTCGGATTCTGTCCGGGACTCGGAGTCACAGTCTTCTCTTGGAGAAATTTCTGCATTTCGGTATTCAACGAGACTCTGACGCCTACTGGCGGCATAACCTGTTCGGCCCTTGGTGGCGCGGTTATTCGCCACTTACTACGGCTTCGGCTGACTTCTGCACGCTCATCCCATCGCCTCTCGACGCTCGGTAGCACACTGGCAAACGTGCAGATCTCCCAGGGTAATTCGCGCGACCTTCCTGCTTATGCCTGTCGGATCTACGTCACAGCGTTCCGTGCAAGTATTGGGCTTTGAAGATTTTGGCCTTCTTACCCCGCTGCGCCGCCTCTATCCGCTTCCTGTTCGTCAGGCCAGCATTTTGCCTCGGGCTTCCTTCAGATTCGCAGTCACCCGCGACACCCTTGCCTCTGGCTAACACTTCCCCTTGCCGGGTGTGTAGAGGACTTTCACCTCCCAGTCACCAGCGTGGCCACCACAGCCAAGCTGGTTGCGCTTGCGCGCAACGCGCCATGCCTGGCGCACCAAAAAAAGCCCGCAGAGTGCGGGCTGGTCATAGAGTCTCGGGCTGCATCTCATGAAACAGTAACGATCAACCCTGCTTTGTTCGTGACCCGGATCTTCACATTGATCGGCGATGCAGTCCCGTTATTGAACGTAACGGTGAAAGCCGCACCCGACGGTCCGTCCCCGTAGGTCGCAGATAGACCAGCAGAAATGATCGTCCCTGTCACGTCCCGCGCCTTTGAGCCAGTAGGGTTGCCGTACGCAACTACATTCTGGTGCCCGCCAAACCCGTCGTCATATGCGACGTCAGCATTCAACACAAACGATCCGCTCACATTGAAAGTCTTAGTCAGGCTGCCAGATGCTGGAATCGTTCCGCTAAAGTCAACAACGTTGACATATTCTGGCGAACCAACTTGCCCTCCATTCATGAGAACATCAACGTACCTGCTTGCGAAAATAACAGCGCCAGAATTAATCGCTGGCAAGGCAGTTTCACCAAACGCCTGGCCTCTCTCCCAATTTCCATTGATCATTACATCAGTATGCCCGACATACCCAAGCGGGCTGCCTGCAAAGTTTCCGCCACCACCAGTCGGACCATAAAGGCCGCAGAACTCTCTATTGCACGAGTTGAAAACTGCGGTGTTGCGCTTCGTGGAAGACGTCAACCCATTAGCAGTATTCATAATCCCCCAAATTGATTCGAATACACAGTTGCTGAACGTTACATCTACGTTCCCACCAGTTCCGCTAACCGTCTTGGTCAGGAAAATAGACTGCGAAGACAGATCGAAGAGTAGGCACTCATTCAGGAACAGGTGATTGTACGTGCAATCCTGTAGATGCATAGCGGTGCCGCACTTGTAGAAATACACACGATTCAACGAAGTTGGACCAACGTAGTTATAGGTCGGCAACCCTGTTGCAACCCCAATGGTTTTAACAGCGTCCTGATAGCTAACGAAGGCAACATCCTCAAGAACGTTGCCAGTTATGTACCTGTTACTACTTGCGTCAGGATTACCCTTCCTGATAACGATTGCAGGATTTGGATTTACAGGGGTTCCGGCTGGATAGAATGATGTATCTACAAATGCCACGCCACGGATATCGAAATTTTCATTCCTGAAGTCATTGAACGAAATATCAAGAGCGCTGTTTCCGTCAGTATATATCAGGCTACCAACTCGACTCACAACATAACCGGCAGCAACACCGCTCGTCTTGAACGTACCTCTAATTTTTACAGACGAAAACAGAGTGGTAGACCCGTTAATTACGGCTGTTGAATTTACTCGAATAACCCCATCAGGAAGATGAAGTTCTTTGTTATTTGAAATGCAGTACCTAAGAGCGGCCAAATACGATGCTGATGAGTCTATTGTCTCACTAACCACCCCACCAAAATACTCCAGCTTCACATCATCAAAAATCCTCAGCCAGCATCCAGATCCAGAAGGGTCTGTTTCTCCATCGCCATCCAAGTAGTCTGAAAGCTTGGCCTGCGAACCATCCCATGGGACAGTCGGGCTAAAGATGGTTCCTCCGTCATGCTGAGATTTAGGAGTAGATGGGCTCCAAATAAATTCCCCACCACCAGACGTTCCAATCGGATGATATGAAGACAAAGAGAGTTTAAGATCTGATCTTTTAGTCTGATTTTGTATATCTGCAACTGAAGATACAGATACAGTTGCGTTACCAATGATCGAAGATCCTTCGCTGGGAGACGTGCTAGTTATTTCTTGGCGAAGAGACTGATCACCACGAACAACAAGCAGACCTTCATCGGATGACCAGCTTCCAGAAAGCTCTACGGGAAATGACGCCGGCAGTTTCACGCTGTAGAGATTCCCGTCGCGCTCGATGAGTTGGGTCGGGCGATCTACGATCAGCCGCGAGCCGTCGACGTACTCCAGCGGCACCGGCTCGTAGCCCTGAGCGGCGAGGAAGTCGTTGACCTGCTGTTCGACTCCAAACCAAGTTTTCCTGGAAACGCCAAATCGGTCATTCCACGCCACGTTCGCGCGGTCATTCATCGCCGTATCAAAATTCTCGGCGTTGTCGTACAGATCACGCGGGTCTTTTGAGCCCAGCGGGTTACCGGTGGCGTAGGTCGTCATGCAAATTCTCCGAGCATGAAAAAGCCCGCTCTATGGCGGGCTCTGGATTTGTGTGTGCGGTCAGTTGGGGGCGCTGGCGTTGTCGTAGGTGTAGACCCTGGGGTCGTAGTTCACCGCACGAACGGACGCAGCGGTATTGCCGTTGGGGTCTATGGAACTGATCAGAGCCGGGTATGGGTTTCCGAGCAGTATGTGCGGCGGCTCGATTTCCCACGACACATCAGGGACGAAATCGATGCTGGGAATGCTCAGCCGGTAGTCGTCGATCCTGGATGCCGGGTATCCGCCGGAAACCGTTCCGTCTGGGCGTCGTAGGTACAGCGCCGGAGAGTTCAGCAGCGACCAGTCTAGGGGCTCGCTGGACTCGATTAGCACCGAGGTTCCCGAGATCACGAACGATTTCAGATATGCGCTCTGCGCCAGCCCAGGGCCTGGAACATCGCCGGCGAGGGCCACATAATCCCAGAACTCGCTGTTCAGCGCGTCGAGGCCGGTATTGAACGAATACTCGGTTCTCCGGTATCGCTGCGCCATCCTACGGCGCATCCCATAGCGCCAGGCCCGATCGAGGTTTGTGACACCGACAGCCGTGATCTTCTCGACCTTCCTGCCGACATCGCCGGGCAGGCGGCACTGTACGGTATCCTCGATCCAGCCGTTGGCGTTGACGAAATCCACGTCAACACCGTCATAGTCGTCCTCCGACGGAGCGCTGATGCTGATTTTCAGGGGACCACCCATGTTCAGCGGCGAGTACATGTGCCCGAACGTTGTCCTGGGCTCGTCTCTGGCCGCAGAGATCACGCCGCGCTTGATGGTCTTCTCGGCATACCCGGCGGCAAGCACGTCGTCCATGATCTGCGCGACGGTGATCTTGCCGTCCTCGTAGATCATGTCGAACGTGTCGCCGCGGGCCTTCCAGATTGCGTCCAGCCGATCCAGCTCGTCGAGGTCGAGATCTGCATCGGTGTAGCCGCGTTCCTTCGCGATGTAGCAGAGGAACGGGACGATGTCTCGCGTTGCGATCTCGGGTGTCCATGCACCGTTCTGCCGAGTCGGTAGCATGCGGGTAGCCTCTACCGAGACGCGGCTTTCGGTCTGTGCGGATATGCGATCAGAGGACCGATACCGAACCGCGAGCACCGTCACGCCAGCGTATGAGGTCGGCGCCTGGAGCTGCGAACGTAGGCCGTACCATTGCAGCGTGTCGCGGAACTCCAGTTCGTTCTTCCCGATGGGGTATCGCTGCCGCATGCGGATCTCTGGTCGCATGGCGTACGGGAGATTCAGGCGCGTCGTGAACCCGATTTGGTCGAGCGTGGCTCCGTTATGCTGATAGTCGAGCGAGGTCCATGCGCCACCGATGTCCATGTCGCGGTACTGGACCGTGTAGTAGCCACTCAAGGGGATTTGGTTGCCCTTGCGGTCGATGAAGATCAAACCGTTCGGGCAAAAGATGTCCCACTCGACAACGCTAGTTTTCTCGCCCGCTGGGCACGCCGGGAATGGGCCTCGCCAACCTCCCTCGGAGTTCGAGGTATCAACGGTGATGCGGGACGTACTGGAGTTGAGCGGGGAGAAGCCTGGCCAACTTGGATCGGTAGCCCCCGCAGACGTCAGGCGCTCTACCGTGATCTGTTGGGCGCTATACGCAGTGATTCGGAACCGGAGCCCGCGCAGACCGATTGCGGCATCACCGGCACCCACCTGCAGGGCATTTACGGGGGCGCCGCTGTCGTAGTTCAGCGTCAAGTTGGTGGCGTTGACGGTGTTTACGACGTAGAGCCCCGAGTTAACGCCGACGACCTGAATCTCGGTTCCAACAGACAAACCAAGTTGCGCGATATCGCCAGAGATCGTGTCGCGCGCGCTTCCACCGCCGTCGACGACGGTGTACGGATACTGCGCCTCTACTCGTAGGATCGTCCCGGCAACCCAGTCAGACGGGAACGAGCCGGCGCCAGACGGGATAATGATGTTGCTCCCCGAGAACGTGAAGGTCGTTGCGGTTGGGTTCGGGGTGAGCGTCGAGGACTCGGTGAGTTCCAGGCCAGCATTACCTGTCGAGCTAGCGCCCACCTCCGGCGCGGAGTGCCACCAGATGGCGGATGGGTGGGAACCAAGACTCTGGCCTGGCTCGAAAATCTGGAAAGAGGCTTCCGCGCCGAGCGCGAGGAACGTGGTATCGCCGATTTTGACTCCGCCCTCCTGTATCTGGAACCGACCACGGCCGATACACAACAGCATTTCGGTCCACTGCTCGCGCGGTCCAGCAAAATACTTCCTAGGAGGCAGGATGTAGTCGGGGAAGATCAGGCGGCGGCCGGCCACTTCGCGAATTGCGTCGCCGAGCTTGACCTTGTTCCCTCGCGCGCTGGAGTCAGCCAGAGACTCGCCCTGCCCTGGGCTTGTGGGCATGCCGGGCAACTGTGGCATGAGCATCCGAAATGCGGACTGGACGCCTTTGAACAGTGCCGCGGTGATCGTGAACGGATCAGTCCCGCGCGGCAGCTTGTAGATACGAACAATGTCGCCGCGGTCGATGATGCGCTCGGCCCACTCTCCCGGGTGGATGAACTCCTCATGGGCCTTTTTCTGCTTGTCGGTGAGATCATCGCAGAGCGCAACCTCAGCGGGGACAACACCGATAGAGAACGGATGGACGTCGTGGCAGCGGTACCCAGGCGAATTCGCGGTCAGCCAGGCATGAATCGTCATCCTGCGGCCGATCGGATGCCGCTCCAGCGGTTCTCCGTCAAGGAGCGATGGGTAGATTTCGATCACGGTAGAAGACCACCTTGGAGTATTTATCGGAGAACTTCTGGAGCGGGGTGAGCGAAACCCCGCTTCCCGGGTTGATTTCGAGAACCCGGAGGCGACCATCCACCTCAACCAGCAGACCTATGTGATCGAGCAGCCGCCCTCTGTAGGCCGCGGCGATGACCCCAGGTCCTGGCTCGGACTGCTCAAGCGCGCGATCGATCTCCCTTTCGCACGCCCGCTGCATCGATTTTGGGGTGCGCCGCGTGACACCGCCGAAGTCGGTCAGCATTGGCAGCCCGAACAACTCAACCCGCGCGATGAGCGTCAGGCCCCAACAGTCGAGGCACGGCAGGGCCCGGCCGCCCTCGGTATAGATGGCGGTGAGGTATCTGTTCGGCATGGGATCAAGGCCAGTATTTGAGTCCGGGGAACTCGCTGACGTTGTAGATGTGGCGCAGCGCGGCGGTGTTGATGAGGTCGTAGTAACCGGCCTCGACCTGAACAGTGAGACCCTCGAAACCCGGCGTCTTGACCCTCATGCGGTAAGGCCGCTCAGCGGGCGCTGTGAGATCGCTCTCCAGGTACATCCGCAGGATCAGGGTCACATACTCGCCAGCCTCCAGGGCTTCGTTGATACGCTGCTGGGCGAATCCGGTCACGTTGTCGATTGCGAATCCGACGTTCTGGTTTCCGCTGTTGTCTCGCTTCGGAATCGATACGTCGATAGCGCCAGCGATGAACGTAAGTAGCCGCCCGTCTTCGGTCATGCAGGTGATGTCGTCATAGCCCTGGCAGATGAGGATAGGCTCCGGCCACGCCGGGCATGACAACTCGACCGTGGCGAGCTTCAGGTCTTCACCGCCGGAGGCATAGAAGCGCTCAAGAGCCGTCGCCATGTCGAGGCCACTCCCTGTTCATCGCGATGTCGAAGATGTCGGCGAGGAGGATGTACTCGGGCAGAATCTCGGCCCACCCTGGGTCGATGATCGAGCGCTCTCGCATCACGACGGTTGCGTTGAAACGCCAGTAGTCACGCCCGACGAGATAGCCACCGTCGTAGATCCCCTCGAAGTGCAGGTTGCACGGAACGATTCCCTCTTCCGTACGCAAATCGCACTCGAACCACTTGACGCCGTCTTTCAGGACGTCTCGGTACCACCCTTTGAACAGCCGGGCCTGCTCAGCAGTGAACAGCCAGGAAACCTCCAGTGCGACCGGCACATTGCTGAAGTTCCGCCTGTAGCGTGCTCGACCGCTCTGGAGGGACGTCCTGGCCATAGGCTCTACCGTCTTGAAGCCGTAACCCTCCCTGAGCGGGAAGGGAAGGCCATCAGGCCATTTGATCATCGCCCTGCCCTCTTGAATCCATATGCGCCTTCGATTGCTTTCGGGTAAAGCCCCTGGCCGGACGAAACCTTGTTGGCAAAGTCCTGCTCGACCGCATCGAGAGTTACCCGCAGGTTGTTCCCGTCCATGGTGGCGGTGGCGGAAACCGGAGGACCGTTGTTGATGATCTGCAGGCTGATCTGCGGCGAGCCCTGTGCGGTGGCGTCGCCGTTGCTGATCACCTCGCCTCGCGTGTTCGGCAGCATGTACTGCCGGCCATTCGCAGCCTGGAATACCTCTGGCGCGCCGTTCTCGTTGATGCGGTACATGCCACCAGCCCCTACGGGGCCGCCGTACTGTCGGCCACCACCGAACATGCCAAGCATCGCCGGGATGGCAGCCGCCATTGCGGTCAGGCCAGCCGTTGCCGCCCCACCGAATGACGCAACCGAGGCGGCAGCGGCGGCTGGCGCGTAGGCAGAAGCCATAGCTGCACCTGTCGCCGCGGCTGTCGTCGCCGCAGCCGCCTGCTGGGCCTGCCCCATGATGAAGTTCTTCGCCTGTTCGATGCCGACCTTGACGAGGGCGCCCACGACCTGGTTCAGCATGGCGCCGGCCAGTTGCCGCATGGCGTCAGCACCGTTGTTCGCCCCGGTTATCAGCCCTGTCAGAGCGTTCGTGCCGGCCTGCTGCACCTGATCCAGCGTTGCCATGATCATCTCGTTGCCGGCAGCCTGGCGGCGGAATCGCTCCTCCTCCAGTTGCTTCATCGTGGCATCGTGCTGTTGCTCTGCCTGCGCCTTGAGTTCCAGGTAGCGCTGGTCCTCGAGCAACTTGGCCTCGTTCAGCTTTTTCAGATTCTCCAGTTCGGTCTGGTAGCGCTGGTCTTCGCCGGCGATCGGGTCCATTTGCCCCAGCAACTGCTTGTTGGCTTCGACCTGTTGCGCTTCGTACAGAGCTGCGGCGAGCGCGCGGACCTGGGCGACCTGCTCCGGCGTGGCGTACTCGTTGAGTTGCAACTCTGCCTGGGTCTGCATCAGGTCCTTGCCCTTCAGGCCGACAAGAGCGAGTTGCTGGCCGAGGCCAGCAATGGTGTCGATGTTTTCCTTCTGCGCCTGGGCGAGTTCCTGAGCGGCTTTCTTGGCTGCCTTCTGCGCCTCGGTGAACTTCTTCGTGCCTGCGGTGGCAGCGGCCTCGGCGTTGACGGTACCGGTCTTCCCGCCCGATTTACCCTGGGTAGACGGTGACTCTACGTTCGGCACAACTACCGGAGGCTTCTTCTCCTGGTCCTTGTAGAACTGGTCGATCAGCGCTTGCGTCGCGGCGATATTCGCCTTGATTTCGTCCTCACTGAACAGCGCGATCGCCTGCCCTTTCCCACCGATACGCAGGCGCTTCAGCGGGTTGGCCAGCATCTCCTGGTACGTGTTGAGCTGGTCCTCCAGGCGGACAATATCGTCAGACGCCGCGCCGTGTAGCGCCGCGGCAATTCCCTCGGCCGCCCATTTGACGATCCGAACGGTTTCTTTCGCGCCGGCGATGATCTGGTTGAGGGCGCCTACCACCCCGGCCGCCAACTCCTGGGCGGCACGAATGGTCTCGGGGTCCTGCAATGCATTCGCGAGCTCGGCGATGTTGCTGGTCAGAACCTGGCTGGCGCCGCTCGACTCGTTCACCTTTCCGATGAACACCGCCATGCTGTTGCGAAGCTTGGTAAACGAGTCTGCGACCGATGTTTCCATCTCATCGGCCAATGCCTTGTTCTCGTCTCGGGTGCGGCGCAACCCTTCGTTCAGCGCCTCGACAGACAGCTTCCCGCTGGCGCCCAGCTGCCGGATTTCAGCCTGGGTCCGGCCCGTAGCCTCGGCAATGCCCTCTACGATCGACGGCGTCGCGGCCATGATCGAGGCCCAGCCATCGGCTTCGACCTTGTTCTTCATCAAAGCCTTGGACCACGCATCCATGGCGGTGGTGGCTTGGTCGGCGCGCGCGGCGTCGCGAACCAGCGCGTAGGAGAACGAGTCGGTGATGTCCAGGACGTCGGACGTGGTGTAACCGAGATCCCTGAGCGTGTCAGCCGTAGCCAGGTAGACCTCTTGAGCCTCGCTCAGCGCCCGGAAGGTGCCGTTGGCGGTCTGCAACAGCCGCTCCTGCACCATGGCGTACTCTTCGGCGCTACTGGTAGCGTTCCGAATGCGCGAGGCCATCTGGCCGTACTGGTCGGAAAGTTCGATGACCGACTGGAGCGTCCGGAGCGAAAGGTAAGCAGCAACGACCCGGGTCAGCCCGCTGTATGCCGAGGTCTGGGCGCCGATCTGCTGGTTGGCCTGCCGCACAGCTCCCGCCACCCTGGTCATGCGGGTCTGCAACTTCCCAGCAGTCGCATCGGTCCGCTGCATGGAACCCTGCATGCTGTCCAGCGAGCGATCGGCGGCGTTCGCACCGTTGACGAGGCTGGAGGTATCCGCCTCGACGGTGTAGTAGATGCTGCCGACATTCTCAGCCATCAGGGTGCTCCTTTCGCCCGCGCCTTGCGCTTGGCCTCGATCTTGTCGAACCACTCCATCGTCGCGTCATGCTCTGCCGCGGTCGGGGCTCTGGCGCCCGGAGCGTTCGATTCGGTTGGTGGGTATTTCGCGCGCAGAGCACCGATCAGGCCGGTCATGGTCATGGACCAAGCTTCGCGCTCGCTCAGCCCCAGGTGCGCTATCGCCGTCGCGACGTACTCTCGCGCAACGAATTCCCCCGAGTAGTTCGGCTCTTCGTCGTGGCGCCGGGGGAGTGGCGGAAGCGCTCCTGTGACGCCGTGCTTCAGCAGGCAGCGCGCGAGAGGCACAAGGTGCTCGACGTCCGCAGTTCCTGGCCGGTAGACCAGGTCTTGGTCGTAGTAGCCAAACACGTCGGACAGGTCCTGCTCACTACAGGCCACCACCACGGCCAGGGCGTCGGCGAACTGGTCAGCCTGGTGCTTCTCGGTGATCGGGTCGCTCATGACTCGCGCGAAGACGTCGACAATCTCGGCCGGCGTACCGAGTTGGGTCATGGCGTACAGGGACGGCCGCAGGAGAAAGCACTCCCCCGAGGCCGTGTGTACGCCTATCTCACCGATCTCGGTGAGGATCACGGTGCAGTGATGGTTACCGGAACGGTCACGCTGACCGAGGGACGTGCCGCACTGGTGATTTTCACCGTGGTGGTGCCCACATCAACGCCGGTAACCAGGCCGCTCGAGTTCACGGTGGCAATGGCCGGCGCCGCGCTTTCGTAGACCAGGCCAGGAGCCGCACCGGTCGGGGATACAGCGGCGGTCAGTTGCTGGGTGGCGCCTTCGGCGATCGAGACGGAGGTCGGTGAGACGGTAATGCCCTGCACCAGCGGGACGACCGTGACAGTTGCGGTATCGGTGACGCCCGGGGCGACGCTGGAAGCAGCGGTGATCGTGGCGGTGCCGGCCGACAGCGCGCTCACCTCGCCGGTAACCGCGTTCACCGCGGCCACGGTCGGCGCACTGGAAGTCCAGCGCAGGCCTTGCGGAGCGCCAACAGGCAGCACGACGCCCTCGAAGTTGAAGCCTTCGCCAACGGTAAGCGAGAGAGTCTCCGGCACGACCTGAATGCTGGTCGGGTCCGGCGCATCCGCGTCGGGGGTATCCTCGACGATCAGGCCGAAGTCGGAAGCGGTCGCCGAAGCCTCGAAGCTGTAGGTGGTGACATCGTCGTACGGCGCGGAGCGACTGAGGTTGCTGATGAGCATGAATGCGGTGAAGGTCAGGTCCGGGAAGGTCATGCGCATCCAGACAACAGGCTGTCCGCCGGTCGCGTCCGGCTTCACGACATGCTTCGTCAGGTCGATCAGGTTCTGCGCGCCGGCACCGGAGGCCTTCACGGTACCGTCACCGGAAATGGTCAGCGTCTGGAAACTGGCCAGGTTCTCCCGCAGTGCGCCAACCGAGTCGGAATCAGTCGCGTCGATGGTGTCCCACTCGACGGTGTATTCCTTCGTGCGGAGCGACCCGAAACGGCGCCAGTCATTCTCCGCCGGCAGCGCATCGCCGCACCCGATGTAATACTCGAGCACGACGTCGCGGCCCGGAAATTTGAGCTTCTTGCAAGCCATGTCTGGCCTCCTGATTAATAGAGAACTTCAAGGTCCAGGCTGTACCAGGCCCGGTTTTCGGTGGTGTATCCAGGCCCGATCGGCTCGCCGATTGCCCGAACAGATGCGGCGCCACAGGGGACGCTGTCACCAAGCGCTACCTGCGCCAGGGTCTCGATTGAGTTGCCGACGTCGACAACGTGTTTCCGGACGCCCTTCGGGCCGAGGAGGATCACCTTGAACCGCAGGCGACGAATGTCGACCTGGGTCGGGGGACCGCCGGTTTGCTGGATCGCTGCGATGAATGCCGAGTCGAGCGAGGGGTGGTCGACCCACATCCCGCGGCTGTACTGGTAGCCCTCGCCTAGGATCGAAGCCAGCCAATCCTGAAAGGCGTCGTAGGGGGTCATACGCGGTAGGTCCTGCGGAGGATGGCCGGGATAGCTGGAATGATCTGGTCAAAGCCCTTCGTGAGAAATTCAGGCTCCGCATTCGGGTCCCAGTAGTCCCCCCGGCTAGGGTCATTCTCGTCCCGTGGCTGGCCGGCGAGAGTGCCTGGTGCTTCGTGGACTGCTGCTGCGTAGGCAGCGGTGTAACCGACGCTGCCCTCGACCCCGTTTGGGCCAACAGTGATCTGGGGGGCCGTTTGGCTGTTGACCAGAGTCGATGTGTCGATCGGTGTCATGGTCTGCGCCATTGCCGCTCCCTGGCTCAGCACCTCATAAACAGCGCGCTCGGAAACACCGCCGGCGATGTTATCGACAGACACGCGAAGATTCCGCCGGACGCGGTCGATGCCTTGGATTGCCATGTCAGGTCACCAGTAGAAAGTCCGGCTGCTCGCCGAAGAAGGACATGTCCCAGTTCGTCACCGAGCGAATCTCTTCCCAGCCGTTGGAGCCGTCGAACTGGATCAGGTCCAGGTACTTCGGCCGGCGGTCCTCGGTGAATATCTGGTGCCGCGATACGAACTCGGCACCTCGCGCCCCAGACTGACCACCCTCTTCCCGCATCTGCTCGCTCTTGGCGGTCCAGGTGCAGGCGATCTCGTACTCGGAGCCGTAAACGGCCTCCTGGGTCGAAAGGTCGAAGTGCAGGAATGGCCGAACCGTCGCCGTGTTGGTGTAGCTCCAATTCGCTGTCGTGCTCATGAGTCACCACACATGCAGCCACCGCGCGCGATCCAAAGACCGCCGTGTGCGGTCTGGGTTGGGTTCGGGGGAATCAGCCCCGTCGCACATCCGTACTTGTCCAGGGCGTTTAGCAAGGCCAACTGCGCCTTCCAGCGATCAGCAAAGGCCTGGTAGCGGAACGATCGAGAAGCGCCGGATGGTGCCGTCTGGCTGCTGATGTACTTGTCGGCCTGGGCCAGGGCAAACAGCGCCAGCAGGTAGGCCTGAATCAGCAGCGCGGTCGATGCCGGGTAATGGGCATCCAGGCAGTCCTGGATCTGCTGCAACTGCTCGATCCACGCCGCGAGCATGAAATCGGGCACGTTGTCGATGCCCTGGCTCTGCAGATACTGCCGGGCCTGTTCAACTGTGATCATGTCCGATTCCTGGAAGAAGAAGGCCCCATTTCTGGGGCCAGAAACGACGAAGCCGCCCGCAGGCGGCCTCTCGTCACGCACCGCTCACTTGGCCGGGAACAGCTTCGCCAGTTCGCCCTCCGGCAGCAGGGCGGCAAGCGCTTCCTCGCCCTGGCGGCCATCGAACTCGATCTTCAGCTCCTTCAGGCGCGCTTTGATCAGCTCGCGGCGCTCGCTTCCGTCCGGGATCGCCGGGGTCAGGGTGCCGGCCTGGGCCTTGGCCTGCTCCCGGATACTCGCTGCTTCCGCGTTGGCTGCGGCGATGATGCCTTCGGCCTGGGCCTTGGCTTCGTCGATCATGGCATCGACGGATGCACGCGCTTCGGCGAGAGCTTGCCTGGCCGCTTCGTCGACCTGGGCCGAAACGTCCAAGGTCAGGCTTCCGTTCCTGAGTGCGCCAACCTCGCGCACGTTCGGCAGGAGCGCCGCAGCCAGAGTGTCGAGTTCCAGCACCTGGCCCTTGGAAACGCCGTTCCAGGGTTTGATCACCTCATACTTGGGCATGTCGCTCTCCTTACGCCAGGTTGGCGCCGTAGATCACGCCGGACAGACCTTCGTTGTCCTTCTTCACCTGGATGCCCATGGCGCTCATGATCTGGAAGTTGTAGTTGACCTGCGGCAGCGGGCGCGGCAGCGGCACAACGCCGGTAGCCATGCCGACCAGCGGGGTGACCACGTCGCGGCGGCGCTGATAGCCCAGGAACTCGTTGCCCGACAGGGCGAAGGTCTGGCGAACCGCGCGCGCCGGGATGAAGCGCATGACCGCATCGAGCACGGTGCCGGCCACCACCGCGTTGGCACCGCCGCCCATGGTGATCATGTAGGGCTGGGACAGGTTGGCGTTGATTTCCGGGGAAACCCAGAGAACATCGTAGGCGTCCACCTTGTTGGCACGCGCAGCTTGGCCGAATGCGCCTTTGGTGAAGAAGTCGATGATCTGCTGCGGCGTGGCGGTGGTCAGGTCGATGTTCGCACCGCCGGCGCCGGAGCCCAGGTTGACTTTGATGGTGTTGCGGTGATTGCGCAGGCCCTGAGCCGGGTAGTTCTCGACCTGGATGTTGGTGGCGCCGTCCAGGGTGTAGGCAACGATCCGCTTGTTGAACTTGCGGAGCTTCGCAGCCTGGGAGTCCAGAACCAGGTCGATGCCGACGGTGTTCATGCCGGCGGCGTGGCGCCAGTTGACGCCATAGCCGGCGGTGAACACCGGAATGGGGTCGCCATCGGAGTTGTACTCGGTGTGATCGAAGGAGTACGGGGCCTGGCCGTCGATGCTCACCGACACATCATCGGCGATGTCGCCGACCACGTTGTAGAGCTTGGCGGTCTTGCCGATCGGAAGCACGGTCTGCACCTGCAGGAGATCGTTGACGATCTCCATGCCGGTTTCCTGGTTGCGGTACTGGATGATCTGGGCGTCGACCTCGGCCCAGAACTCACGACCCAGGCCGGCGAGCGCGTTGCAGGCCAGCATTTCGGGGGTCATGGCGCCGCGGTGGTGGGTGATCATCGCGGCGTTTTGGTTGTTCCAGATGTTGCGGTTGGCCTGCAACTCCTGGTAGTGGCCCATCAGGCGGGGATGGGCGGCGATTGCTTGCTGGGTGAGGAACATGTGTCCGTACTCCTATTAGGGCGCCGGGGCGGCGACACTGCCGACACGGAAGCGGATGCGGATGAAGTCGGTTTCGCCGGAGGCGATGATTGCATCGTCCTGGCTGTACCCGAGGACCGTGTCGGTATCGCTCGACGCGATGGCACCCTGGCCGCTGGTGCCGAGCTTGATCGGCGTGTCCTTCTTATAGGTGCCGGCCTGGCACAGCACGGCGAGCTCGCGACCCTCTTCGACGTAGTTGCCCACGGCCGAATGGCCGGCGGGAACCTCATCGCGGATGTTGAGTCCTTCGTGGTGAGCGCAGTCGATGACGTAGAGGCGGCCAACGCTGGCGCTTGCCTGGGCGAACAGATCGCTGCCATTGATCACGGCGAACGTGCCGGGCAGGAGTGCCGCGGCGGTCTTGCGGGTTTCGGTCTTGAACAGCGACTTGCCGTCGATGTTCACGCGACGATAGCGAGACATGGCTTACTCCTTCGGCAGGTTGGCGATATCGGCGGTGAGGCCGCCTTTGTCGGTGGCAGCATTGGCGCCCAGTGGAGCGGATTCGCCGCACTGCTTGAACAGCTCCTTGAGCGCGTCGCCGGCCAGGCTGTTGGCGATGACCTCGCCGAACTTGGCCTTGACCGCTTCGCGCATGCTGTCTTCCTCGGCGCGCTGGTTGGCGGTCAGCGTATCGGCCAGCGCCTTGTGATTGGCGACCAGGCCGTCGACCTTGTCAGCCAGGGGCTTGATGATGGTGTCCGCCAGTTCCTTGATGGCGCTGGAGGTGTTGGTGCCGATTTCCTTCACGATTTCGGCCTTTTCTTCGGGGGTCAGGGGCATGTCGCCCTCCTTCTCAGGTTGATCAGGCCGAGCCTGACGATGGGTGAAAATGTTCTTGATGCTGTTGGCCACCATGGCGACCCAGGACTCTTGCCTGACAACGGGCTGGCCGGATTCGTCGAAGACGATCTTCCCTGCCTCGACCTTGTAGCCGTACACCTCGGTCACACCGCCATTGCGGCTGATCACAGCCTGAGAATCGGTGAAGTCGGCAACCCATGCGTACTGGTCGGGCCCGGAGGCGAATCGCTCCTTTGCGGCGCGATCGAGACGCTGCTCCCGCTCCCGGTAGGACTCGCCAACCAGAGCGCCGGAATTCGGCTGAAGCGGGACAGCCTGGTCGGCGTTTACCATCAGGCCGACGCCCTGCTCAGGAGTGGCCGCCCCTACTTCGTGCAGCAGGATCGCGTCATGGTCCATGCTCTGGATGTCGGCGACCCACTCCGCGCCTTGGGCGCGCTGGCTTTCGTTCGGCCCGATGCGTTTGAGGAATGCTGCAACGCTGGTGTGGATCGGAGGTACGTCCTCCCCCTTCTCCAGCGCCTCGACGCGCTGCAACAGTTCACGACCGCCTTCCGTGGACTTGGCGAACTCGACGTCGACCCACTTCTCCATGTAGACCCGGTTGCCAGACTTCTTCACGTTGCGGTTCCAGGCGCCGACGTGGGCGGCGTTGATCCCCTCAGGCGAGAACGCAGACACGAACTTCCCGTCGACCATCGGGTGCCCGAGCGGCGCCAGCGTTCCCTCCAGGCCTGGGTAGTGCTTGTCGATCTGCTCGGCGGTGTAGAGACCACCGTTCATGACCACCCCGGCAGGCAGGGTGTAGCTCGGCAGAACCAGGTGTTCGCGCCCGTTGTAGGTCTCACGTCGAATACTGGCGCTGTTGACCTGGGTGGTGATGTTGACCTGCATGGGCATGGCTCAATCCTCTTTCGCCCAGGGCCCGCGCCCTTTGGCTTTCATGACTTGGTAGTTGCGGCGCGCGCGCTCGACGATGGCCGGGACAACCGGGTTCCCGTCGTCATCGACCAGCACCTCGACCTGGCTGCACTTGCAATTTATTGGGTTTCCGTCTCGGCTGTACCATTCCCTCACCTCATCCGAGGTGTAGAGCCTGGCGTGCCTGTCCGCATGGGTGGCCCTAGTGCTGGGGGACAGGGCCGACATGTGCATCAGCTTTGACTGGACGCCGTAGTCGGCCTCAGCAGCGTCTTTCTCGTCCCAGCGAGCCCTTCGGAGTGCGGTAGTGACCTCAGTGCGGGCGATGCGATGACCTCGACGCGCCTCGATGCCGGTCTGGGCAGTCAGGTCCCGCGCAATCTCGCGGGGATTCTTCCCGCGCCCCATGCCCTCGGCGAGAATGCGCGCCATGTCGGCCTTGACTTGGCCGGACAAGCCCTTCATCTCCTCGAACTCCCGGGCGCGAAGCAGTGCCATCCGCGCGCGGTAGGCGTCGGATCGAAGCAGGACATCCAGCGATTCCCGGCCGGCGCGGTATGCAGGCGACTGCTGCGCCAGGTTGGCGTGGGTCTGCGCAGTCCCGCGGATGTAGGCAACCCCGACGTAGGACTCGAAGAACCAGAGGTCACGCTCCCCGCCCTCTTGCAGGATCTCGTCGACCATCAGGTTGGTGTCGGCGAAGATCGCGGAGAGAAGGGCCTGGTCGAGACGGTAGGTGTACTGCTCGTTCACCACGGGCTGGGCCGGGATTCGATCCAGGGCGGCCACGTAGCCATCCCTGATCTTCCGCATGCGCCTGTCGAACTCGCGCATTGCGCCCCTTTCTAGGCGATCTACCCCGGTCGGGTCACGGCTGCTCGCCGGTAGGATCGGTGCGCGCGGCATCGTCATCCTCCGGTTCGGTGTCAGGCAGCGGATCGCCCCCCTCGAGCGGGTCGTATCCAGCTTCTTCGCGTATTTCCTCCGCCGTGAACACGGGCTCGCCAGTGCCGATCGCGGCGCTGTTGATCTCGCTCATGGTCTTGGAGTTGGCCAGGCGCTCGGCCTTGGTCGGCACGGTGAGGTCATCCCAGATCGCGGTGAACTCAGCCTTCAGCGGAACCACGCCGATGCGCATCAGGTGCGCGAACAAGTCGTTGATCTCGAACGTCAGTTCTTGCACCCGGCGCGCCTGGCATCTGGCGTTGTGGTACTTCTGGTCCTCACTGCTCGCCCGCTCGCCGGTCTGCATGCCCACCAGAATCTTGGTCGGGATGTCGACGCCGGCGGCGGCGGTTTGCAGGTTGACGTTGTACGTAGGCCCAGGGTCCGAAACGGCGGACACCATCTGCGTGACGGTCGCCCCCTGGGTTGGAAGCAGGACATCGTTACCGCGGTTTAGCTGACGCGCCGCCTCGTTGAAGCGTTCGTTGAGCGCATCGATCGTCACCCCGTAGGTGCTGGCGATCTCGCCGAGCTGAATCTCCTTGTCGAAGTTCAGCAGGAGCTGGCGTGCAGCGTTCTTCAGGAACGATTCGCCACTGCCTCCCTCGACCTTCTCCAGGCTGATGAAGGAGTTGTAGGCAGGCTCCAGGAAGCCGATTGCATCGCCGGTCCAGTCTCCGAGGATAAACACCCGATCCGGATGGATATCCCGCACCAGGCCAGGGCGCCCGGCTTGGGAAGCCTCGGTGTACTCCCACATGGTGGGCTGCCCGTAGGTCTCGCTATCTAGCTTTTCGTCGAACGACTTCGGCTTAAGGCACCCAGCCCAGGCCGGGGTGACCTTCGCCAGGCCATTGACCTTTCCCGTGACAGGCCTATCCCACGGCTGGCTATCCCTGATGTGCAGCAGCAACCCGGAATACCGACCCACCAAGCGGCGCCGGTCGGCTTCGGAGACAGCCCGCCAGAACCTGCCGCCTGCTATCAACGGCTTGTTCTTCCTCTCCCACTCGGTTTCGTCCTTGGAGCGGTCCTGGTCGTCACCCTCGATGACCTGCGGATTCGTCTTCCAGCAAGTGGTGACGATCTTCTCGACCGCGCCATGGGCGATGCCGCCCCGGCGGTACATGGTGTACAGGTCGTTGAACGTGATTTCCTGGGGAAAACCGTACTCGCACCATGCCTGCGGCCGCTTGGCGTCATGGCCGATGCCCTGGTTCAGCAGGCTCATTCGCGCACGCGCGATAGCACTGCTCATCGCGTGATTGACCGCGAGGTCGAGTTTGTCAGTCATGATCAGTCCGATTTCAGGATGAGGCCTGGCTTGTCCGTCTCGCGGACCAGTTCGACAGATGAAAGGTTGGGGTCGCGCCAGACCATCGTCCCTTCAGCGCCAGCGCTCTCGACCGCCACGGTGCGGGCGCAGGACGTGCAGCGAGCACGGACCACCATGGAGCGGCTGGTTGCGCGCTCCTTGAGGATGAAGATGGCCATCAGCGGGCTCCTGGTAGCAGCATACCGACCGCGCCGCGGCGCTTGATCAGCGGGCCCAACGCGTAGCGGCTCGCGTCCATGAAGTGGTTGTTCTTGTCGATGATCTCGGTGAGCACGTCACCGGTCAGGCGGTCGACCTTGTAGCTGTAGAGCCGGGCCTCACGCAGGAAGCCGGTACAGCGCACGTGAATGACAATTTCGACATAGCTGCGCAGATGCGCGATGCCGTCCTCGACGCTGCCTTGCCACTTCGCCACCGGCTCGATGCGCGGCAAGTTGGCGCGCTTGTGGTCGCGCCCCTTGCTCTTGACGTGGCTGATTGTCTCCGGCCTGGCCGAATCGGCCCGCACGGCATGCAGTTCGATGCCAGGCAGACGGTCGATCATGAACTGGGCGATGTCGTCGTTTTCGAGGCCGACCTTGCTGGCCTCATACTCGACCCAGAGCCGGCGGTCGTGCACCCAGAGCTTCACGCCGGCCGTGGGGTCCTGGCTGAACCCCCAGTCCAGGCCGTAGTAAGGGCCGTCCCAGCCCGGACCCGGCGTGAACTCGGCTACCCGGTACTTGCCGGACAGGATCTGCGCGTCGCTGTTCTCGCGGTAGGCGCCATCCCAGATCCAGGCATAGGTCTGGTCGTCCAGCGTCTCCCGGTCGTTCAGGCGCTCCTGATCGAGAACATCGGGGAACCAAGGGTTGTCCGTGTAGTTCAGCTCGACGATCTTGGCGCCGGCCGGAATATTCTTCCGGAACCGGGTGTCGGTCGGGCTGCCGTCCTTCTCCGGGTTCCAGGTGATCCAGACTTCGGAGTCGCACTCGCGGACCGTCGGCAGCAGCTTCTGCCAGGCGATCTCGCTGACGTTCTCGGCCTCATCGACCCAAGCGATGAGGATGCGCGCCTTCGACTTGATGCTGTCGAGGTTGTGGCGCAAGCCGGAGAACGAGAACCACACCCGTCGGTTGCGGGTGCGGATGAACTTCTCGCCGATCTCGAAGTAGGCGTTGAGCCAGGGTTCGGACCGGATCGCCTGCTTGACCTCCTCCATGGAGGAGTCTTCCAGGCTGTTCATGTACTCCCGGCCGCAGAGAATCTGCCCGGAGATGCCAGCCTCCGCGAACATGTATGCTCGGATCGCCGCCATCTTCGCGAAGCTGCGGGTCTTACCGCTCCCCCGCCCGCCGTAGGCGCCGCGGTACCGTGCTGGCCCGGAGAAGACCGAAATCAGCTTTGGCGGAAGTTCAATCTTCGCCGTGGTCATGGCCTGGCGCAACAAGCTGGATGGTGGTCGGCATTGTCGGGATCGGTCCCCCGCCAGGGCCAGAGTGCTCGAGCTGGTGCTTGTTGCTGTACATGCCGCCCGACTCCTTGGCGGCCTGCTCGTAAAGCTGGGCAGCCAGGGCCATGTTTCGCATGCCCTCGGCGCGCTCAGCCATCCGACCCAATGCCCTCAGTCGGTAGGCGCGGTTGGCGATCGGGATGTCGGCGATCTCCTCGCGGAAGCGCTTGCGGGTGTCCTCGAAGAGGATCCGCCACTTCGCGGCAAGGCCCTTGCTGCACACCTTGTTCGGGTCGTGCGACTCGATCTGCTGCCGACTGACCTCGATGCCGAATTCCTTCTTGACCGATTCCGCAACCTGGGATGGCGTATCGAAACAGGCCAGCGCCTGAACGATGAACGCCTTCACGTCGCTGTTCAGGGTTGCCATCGTTTGTCTTCCTGTCATGGGCCTGTCGTGGCTATGCCGACTTCAGCAGGCACGTACCGCAGGCTCTCGAAATGTTAATTTTGGCCACCTCTGGAGGCCTGCTAGCAGCGTCGATGAGATGCTGCACGTCCTTGCTTGGGCCGTACCGCCTCACCACGCCGACGAACTCCTCGACGTCATGCCCGCGGAGCTTCAGCTTTGGAAAGCCCTCCTCGGTGAACTTGGGCTCGCCATATTGGTTGTGCTCTTGGCAGATGTGGTAGAGCTCATGCTCGACCAATGCGCAGAACTCCGCGTCGGAGCACTGGGAGCAGTAGTCAGCAGCCAGGGTGATCAGAAACCTCGGCAGGTATCCGAACCAACGGATCATCTGCTGTTCCTGCCTTCCCTTCTGCCAGGCTCCACAGCGGAACGTCACCTCTTCGCACTGACCCAGTACCGTCCTCCCCTGCTTGGTGAAGCTGGAGGCAGCCCATAGGAAAGCGAGAGGAGCGTCTTGTAGGTGGGCGTGGTCTTCATTGCCCAGGATTCCGTTCGGATCGATTAACACTGACTTCGCCCAAGCCAGAACATCCTGAGCGGGGACAAAGGCGTCCGCCCAATCTTCGCCTTCCGCGAACTGCCCGATCGTCTCTGGAGGGTGAGGTCTCTTCAGTTCCACGACCAGTCGCTTCCGAATATCTGCCGGCGCCGGGACCAGGCGTAAAGTACGAGCCCAGCATGGAGGATCACCGAAAATGGATTAACCGGTGCGCCCTTCATGATTCCGTACAGGATTCCGAATGCACCACCTGCCACCAGGTAGAAGGAGATACCCAATAGCGGCTGCCCAGACAGCTGGACGGTGCGCAGGAACTCCAGAGCAGCTACAACGACAAGCACACACAGCAGCGCATCCAGCGCCGCCAAAATCGACATGATCATGATCAGGTTCCTCTCGTAGGAAGGAACCGCTCTGTGATTGCCGTTACTGCCGCCTTCAGGCCGGGGATGATATTCATCGCCAGCAAACCAATGGTGAATGCGACACCACTCAGAAATGCGTCATCGAGTGGAATCTCGTACTCACGCGAAAGCCATGCGGCAACCGGAGCAGTCCAATAGGTTGAGCACTCGAATCCGGTTGCTACAGCGAGCGCAGCTTGCCAGCGGTTCAGGCCGCTCAGGAATCCAAGGGACAGAATCGACCCCCAGAACCCGGCAATAGCGACGCTGTACTTGGCGAAGAGACCTCCGCCAACGGTCGTCATCGGGTCCATTTGCTTACTCCAGATGCAGAAAAGCCCAGGTCATTGCCTGGGCCTTGTAGTGTGGTGCCGGCAGCAGGAGTCGAACCCGCAACCCTCTGATTACAAATCAGCAGCGCTCCCTGTTGCGCCATACCGGCGTACTTCAATGCCGAGCACCTTTACTGGCGCGAACCGGCAGATCTTTCTTGCAGATTGGATATCGTCGGGGTGGATGAGAATTGCGTGGATCGGCTTGCCACGTCGCCCAGCCTGAAGAAGCCAGCGTCTTATGCGATGCTCGAGATTCATCCATGCCCCGGAAACGAAAAAGCCCCAGCAGATGCCAGGGCTTCGGTGGTGACTTTCGCCAGAGGCGAATTTGTCACGATGGAGATAAGTCTGCCTCAGCCGCACATTTGTCGTCAAGCAGCATTTTTCATCATTTTTATCGCCGAAGAGACAGGCACAAGCGCGGCCTTGTCGAGATCGTTGCAGGCATCGAAACAGGCCTGGATAAAGCCGTCCCATTCCCTATCCCAGTTTCTTGGGTCAAGTTCAATGCCATGCATACGGTCAAGCCAGGCGCGGAACGACTCAGGGCTTGGGCAGGGATCAACGCCTTCGCTCTGGCCGCCCTGGTGCATGCGACGGTACCGGAACAAGACTCCCGCAGCGACATAGCGCGCCTTCTCGAATTTCTTCGTGTACATCCTTGGGCCAGTTTCGTACGCGACCCTGAACACGATCTCTTCAGCAGCCTCTTTGTCGTCTTCGCTGGCTATCGGGCTGTACATGTGATTGCCGAACACCTTCAGGTGCGCCGGGAGGGTATCGATCGCCTTTTGAATCACGCCGGCGAGCGCCTGATGAACAGCCCGAGGAGTGCTAATGTCGCGCTCAGTCCTGGTCTGGTGGATTCCTGGCACGAAGGTGTGCTGGCTGTAGGAGACAGCCTCCCCATCATCATCTATCTCGGTGATACGGCACCGGACATATCCGCCAGCTTCGACAATTCCAAGAGCAGCTCGCTCTGCCGCCTCAGCCATGCCGCTGTTCCAAGGGGTATAGAACGCATCGTGCCAGGCGATACGTGCACTGTTCAGATTCATTTCCCTTCCCCCTTAATCAGCCCATATTCACGAAGGATTTCCCATTGCTGGGCGATGTATTCGGCTAGCGTCATGCCGGCTTTTCCTCCTTGCGGAAGGCGGTGGCGACGATCAGGAACTGCGCCATGAAGGCGGAGGCGCCTAGCATTGGATGCCCGCTGAAGATCAGGGCATAGACGTAGAAGATGGATGGTAGGAGCTGAATCCAGAAGGTCCGGCGGATGCGCGCACTGACCTCGTCCTTGACCATGCCGAGGAGCATCCCGATCCAGGAAAGAACGTTCATGATGACGCAGACGTAGAAGGCGAACTGCGATAGCTGGCCGATGCCGGACAGCAGGGAAAGGCTCAGCGTCATGCTGATGATGATCGAGATGGTGGTTTTCATCAGGCAGTCCTCTTTTTCAGTTCGCGTAGCTTGGCGCGGTACTCGGCGGTGATCGCCTTCAGTTCGTCGTTGGTGTACTTGCGGGGACGGTGATCGGCTTCCAGAGCCTCTACAGCTTCCAGGCCGATGCGTTCGATCAAGCCCTCACGGAAGCCCTGGGAAACGGTAAGCCCCTTCCTGGCGTACTTGCTGGAGCCGGCGTTACAGGCCTTGCATTGAAGCCATATGTTGGATGGCTCCAGGCGGTGCTCGGGCCTTGCCCCCTTGCCGAGGAAATGCCCTGCGTCGAATGCGCCTCCAGTCTTCCAGCCTTGTTCGGCCAGTACCTCGGCCTGAGACTTGCCGCAGCTTATGCAGCCGCTGCCGATGGAAAGTTCGTAGGTTCGCCGGTAGTCACGAACCGCCTTCTCGGCATCCTTCACGAAATCGCTGTGATTCTTCAGCCTCTCCTTCCGAACCTTGATCTCCCTCCGCTCGCGGTCAGCGATGGCCTTCCGCGCCGGCTTGGAGTGCTTTTCCTTGATTGCCAAGGCGCACTTCGGGCTGCACACTTTCTGCCCGAAGCGCTGAGGGACGAACGTGGCGCCGCACTCAGGGTTCTGGCATTTCTTCGACTTGGGCTGGCTGACGGATAGGCTCATTGAGGCTCCCCCGAAACCAGGGCTTTCCAGCAGTCGGTGAAGGCTTTGCTGAAGTCGCCGTAGAGCCTGGACGATTCCTGCCGGCAGGCCCGAACCCCTTCGCCGACTGCCTCGCATACAGCCACCACAAGCGGCACCCAGCCAAAGGCGATCATGATCAGCAGGACAATCAGCGCTCTTGGCCGAACAGGAATTCTCCGCATAGCGCGGAAGAACAAGCTGCGGCTCATAGCTCTTCTCCCGCGAAGTAGCCAAGCCATAGGGTGGCCGTCCCAACCATTGAGACAATCCATGGGCTGATGGGCGCAGAGGTCTGCGTGTAGATGATGAGTGCGATGACCAGAAGCTGGCCCACCAGAATTTTTGCAATCTGTCGCCCGCTCATGCCTCCACCTCCTTCGCCTTCTGCTGCTCGGGCTGGAAGTCTCCGCGCAGGGGCATCAAATCATGATCCCCGTATGCCAGGGTTCCTTTGCTGACCTCGGCGTGGCGCACCACCCACCCGGAACTTGGAGCACGAAAGCCCTTGATGATCTCGTCGCCCTTCTGGAGGGCTCGCTCCAACTCAACTACCGATAGGGCCGGGAGTAGGGAGTCGCAGACCAGAGTAAGGGCCAGATCCCCGACCTTGAACTTGCTCATGCGAAAGTCCCCATCTGATCAGCCGCCGCCATGGCGTCAGCCTCGGTTTCGAAGTGAGAGGAAAGGACCAGCCTCCAGCAGGCGGCAAACACGTCGCGATAGAGCGGCTCAAAAGCCGTGTCGTCCATGCTTGCCCAACTGATCGACTTGGCTTCCTTGCGAACGCCATCAGGCGTGTGGATCAGATGGAAGTGACCGGCCTCGATGGTGATCCACTCGCGGAACGCCTCGCGGCTCTTCTCGACCGCCGGGAAGCGGTCGGCGCGATCAGCCTCAAGCTTGGCGATGTACGCAGCGACGGCGTTCTGCAATTGGCCAGGACGCCCATTCAGATCCTCGAAGTACTTGGCCAGCCCACGAATGCCACGCATCTCCTGGCGCGGCACAAGACCACCTTTCGGCTCCCAGTACTCCCATGCGAGATCCAGCATGGCGAAGAACTTGCCGTGGAACTTGGCATTGCGCATCCGAGTGAATTTCCCGTGGACGACCTGGCCGGCCTTCCACTTCTGGACGGTTTCTCGGTCTGCCTCGGTCGCCGGGACCAGGCCCTGGGCTGTGCGGATGAGAGCGAGTTCAGCCACGGCTCGCCCTCCGTTCACAGTTTTTGCACCGCTGCCAGCTACCAGCCGAGAACATCGGCGCCTTGTCGGTAGTAACCGCATCCGCGCCACAGAGAGCTACCCAGTACTTTTCGCGCCCATGCGGACCGATGGTGTCAGCAAAGACAAGCTCGAAGTGATGGGCCTTATTTCCGCAGAACGGTGCCTTGCCCCACCCTTTCTTTCCCGGGAGCGGACCATCCGCAACCTGAGCGCCAGGTTCGTCGAGGAGTCCGAAGAAGTCAGTCACGGGGCGCCCTCCCCTGGAACCAGACCTTATGGGGAGTGATACCGGGGATCATCTCCGCACGGCGACGAAGAACCTCGGCGCGTTCGTGAGGAACACCAGTCCTGTCCGAAACCCCATTGCGATAACCATGCATGTAGGCTGCCGTGGACCGTTCGGCGCGCAGGCCATCCTTGCCGGCCATGTAGCCCTGGACCATTTCCCAATCGGCGTCCGAGTACATTTCTGGCTTGCGATAGTTCCGCATCACTCGACCTCCTCCTGATTGGATTCGGATACTCCAGATCCACAAGGAACTGGCGGCCAATGGCCCTTGTCCTCGAGCAGTTCCACACACAGAGCAACACATGCATCACAGATAAGCGCCGACGGGCCTTTGATGAGCGCCTTTAGGTCGTGCTCGGACTCTCCGCAGAACGAGCAATAGTGCGTTTTAACATCCATCACACAGCCCTCCGCTCAGCCAGTTCCGCGCAGTCCCGGCACTTCCTAACCCCAGGAACGAGTGCCCGCCGCGCTACCGGAATCTCTTCTCCGCAGTCCTCGCAGTCGGCCAGGCCCTCCCCCAAGTAATGGATGTACTGGACTCGGGCATTAAGCCGTTCAGCGAGTTCACGCTCGGCGTAGTCGTTGGCGATGTCTACGATATCCATGTCACTCGCCCTCCCCTTGCAGGCTCTTCAGCAGTGCCTTGAGCTGGCGATAGCTTTCCATCGACTTAGCGTTCGATTCGCGTTCCTGCTCGACTGCCAGAGCGACGTCCTCGATGCGATCAGACAGGCGCTTCATGTGCTCGGCCATGCCGGCGAGCTCATTTGCCAGTTCGCCCAGCATCTCCAGCGGGGAGGCAAAGCGCTTCTGCTCGGACTGGGTTTCGATCTTCTTCGCGGGCTCGCCCATCTTCGGCTCCTGAGGCTTGGTCTTTTTCTCGACTTGGATTCGTTGGTAGTGGTCAGTACCAGTGCGGCGGATCAGTCCGGAATCGACCAGATCGCGCAGACAGCCCTGGACAATCCGAACGTCCGGCGTGCTTCCGGTCATGTTGCGGAGCGCGGTGAGCACCTGGAACGAACGCCAGGGCTCAGAGATCGGTACGCACTCATAGACCTTCTTCGCGATGCCGGTCTGTCCCTGCATGAGGGACTCCTGTTTTGCGGGCGTCACTGCTCGATCCTCCCTTCAGGCCAGATGCTCTTCACGACAGCGAGCGGGTCGCTGTCGTCCATTAGGCGTCCGTGGTTGGCGTGGTAGCCATGACGGACTTCTGCCGACTTTCGCGCACAGCAGGCTTCGAAGAAGTCATCGAAGATACCGACTCGCTCCTGACCTGCTTCGCCACCGATACGCACTTCGTAACGAAGGCGCTGCCCTCGAATTGGCAGAACACCAAATATCCTGATGGTTTTGTTCCGATAGAGCCGCTTGTTCCGCATGTTTTCCTGCCTGGAGACCAGGCGCAGGTTGCATATGCGGTTATCCAGGCCATCGCCGTTGATATGGTCAATGAACCAACCATCCTGGACGTGCTGGCCGGTGGAAATGAACCACGCCACGTGGTGTGCCTGAAGGTGCTTACGCTGGTATTGGATTTTCAGATAGCGGCACACACCGCTCTCCAGAACGCTTCCTGCTGGCTTCCCGACAAGGAAGGTCGAGTGGCGTTTCCACGCCGATTGAGTTGAGAACATCTCCCGCGGTGCATCGCAGTAGCGAAGTTCGCCGGTTTCGCCATCGTAAGAAAGGAGCCGGGCGACCTCTTCGATCAGCTGTGCCTTGGAGACGGAGTTGCTGCGACTCAGGCGGGCAGCCAGGCGAGCCCTTATAGCTTCCTTGTTACGCTCCGCGTAGCGCTTACGGGCAACCCTGCCGCCCTCTCCGTTGTTCCAGGCGTGTACGGCCTTCGGGTCTCTGTAGCGTTGCTCTTTCATTTGGCCGCCCTCTTCGCCCGGTACTGCGCCTGCCGGATCTTGCTGCACTTCACGTGACTTCCATGAGCACGGGACTTTCCGCAGATGTCGCAGGCGCTTGGAAGCTCCAATCCCTCGGTTCTGATCTTCCCGTTGTGAGCCTTAGTCATGACGCACCTCCGATCGCTTCGATGACCAGTCGAACCGGACCGCTACCCCACCGTTTTCGCGCAACCTGTCGACGCAGCGCTCTCCAAGCGCTCCGGGCAGTTCCTCGGCCTTGAGGTTAGAAATCACGATGGTCGGCATTAGGTTCTGGTAGCGCCCATCGATCACGCTGAAGAGGGTTGCAAGCTCGAAGTCGGTCGGCTTCGTTGCCCCCACCTCGTCGATGATCAGCAGCGAGGGTGCGCAAAGGGCCTCAAAAGCCTGGGCTTCGGTGTACTCGGCTTCGCGATCAAAACTCCCCTTCACGAACTGGAGAATTGTGCTCACCGTGCGATAGGCGGCAGTCACCGAAGCGCTGTTGCACACGACGTGCCCAGCGATTGCAGTGGCAAGGTGCGTCTTCCCAGTCCCAGGCATCCCAAGCAGCAGCAGACACCGACCCAGGAGCTTGTTCTCGGCGAAGTCGTCTGCGTACTTTCGGCAAACCTTCAGTGCTTTGCGCTGGCCATCGTTCTGCGCGATGTATGATTCGAAAGTGCGACCCTGAAAGCGCGGAGGGATCATTACTCCAGCGAGCCGACGCTCCATGCGCTCGCGCTCGTTCCGGCGCCACATTTCGGCCTGCTCATCACGAAGTTTTTCAGCCTCAGCCTCCCTGGAGCACTCAGGGCAACCGGTGGGCTTGTCCGAGTTCCTACGGAAAACAGCCGCGTACTCGCCGTGCTTGTCGCATTTTGCGGGAGTCTTGGAGACGATCCCGAAACGGCGTTCCAGGTCGCAGACTTCAAGATTTAGGGCGTTAGAAGCCATAGGTGCCGTCCTCCCGCTCGATCAAGCCTGCGGTGTAGTCGCGATCAGCAAACCCGTGGTGGCGGCTGCTTGGTAGGTGGTGGACATTGCCGCGCGGAAGGTCAATCTCATCCTCCCAGCGCTTCCCGTTGAGCCATGTCGATGCATGCGGGATGAACTGCCCGTTGTCCTTGGTCCAACTGGGCAACTGCCGGTGCCTGGCCAGGGCGCTGACGATCGTGTCAAACAGGTCGGCAGTGAGCTTCAGCTTCGCCCACGCCTTCTCGGCCTTGTCCTTCCCTACCTTTCGCGGATACAGCTTCCAGAACCGCGAGAACATCTCTGCGCGGTCAACCGGAGCTTGCGACGGGTTGAGGGAATCAGGAATCAGGAATCCGGAATCAAGAGAGAGGGAATCAGCAGGGAAAGAACTGTGCGAGTCCGGTGCTTGCACGGTGCTTTCCTCATTCTTTCCCTTGCATGCGTCTACCTCGGGCATTTCAGGGATGATGCTCTTGGCTTCCTTGACGTGCGGATTCTGGTGTTTCGACCAGTTGATGATCTGAATGGCCTTCACGTCGCCCACGGTGTAGCGCTTGATGAACCCCAAGTGATCAAGGTCATCGAGCATTCGGTCCATGTCGACATTGTCAGCCGGGAACAAGGCCATTTTCAGTCGGCGCGGGCGATCTTCGAGGCGACCCTCCCGGTCAGCCTCGGTCCAAAGGCCGATGAACAGGAGGCGAGTTGCAAAGTCCAGCTCCACCAGATGCTCGTTCGAAAAGAACCCTGGCTTGATGTTTCTTGAACGGGCCATCATTGGACCTCCAGGTTGTACTGCGCCCACAAGCCGGCCACCCAGGTGACGCCCTTAGGGGTAAATTTGGCTTGATTGAAGGCGTGACCGCTGTCGCTTGTGCCGGTCTTGACGGCGAAGCGTCCAGCGTCGATATGGTTCTGGTATGCCTGCCACTCGCCGCCCATGCGATACATGATCTTCTTGTCGAGCAAGAACTCACGGAATCGGGCCTCATTGGCCCTCAGCAGCTTGGCGGTTTGGCGAAAGCCCTTGAGCCCGGTGGATTCGACATACTTGTCGACAAACTCTGCTTTGGGCGCAGCAATCGCCAGTGCTTGCTGGGCCACCTGTTTCTGCTCCACCTCATCCGCCCAAGCGCGGGCTGCCACTACTGGGTTGGTGAAGTCTGGGAGCGTGGCAATAACACGAGGGGCCTCGAAGGACTTCAGTTTGGCCAATACCGTTCGGCGAACCGACTTAGATTCGCGCATCCCTACCAGCACGCACTGGTCAAGAGTCAGGTCGTAGGCGGCGACCTGGTTGCCATGGAAGGGGGTGTAATATTTTTGCACCCCCTCAAGTTCATCACCCAACTCGTCTTCGACACGAGCAAGAAACTGATCATTCCTGACCCTGGGCTCCCCAGCATCCGCGCGGGCATCATTGATGAGATCGCGCAGCTTGAGGGTGCTCATTTTGCGTGCCACGAAGTCGTGGTTCGCATTTTTCGGAACGACGGTTTCGGTATTGCCGTGGATAATCTGATGCATTAGAGTTACCTCATCTGATGTAGCAATGAGCCGGGCCGCAATCCCGGCTTTTTTGTGCCCGGCGTTCGGCGCCCCTCAATCCCACCCCAACGGACCAGGCCGCTTCTTTTCGGCCTGAAGGCCAAGCTCGGCCAGGGTCTTGAGCGCCTGGATGTACTCAGATGGATGGCACTGAGCCGACATCGGGACGACCTGAAGCTCCAGCAGCGCAAGCACCTTGCACCACCGCTCTATCTCGCCCTCTTTCCAACGACTGACAGTCGATTCGCTCACGCCGATTGCGTCGGCGACGGTCTTCTGTCCCACCGACAAAAGTCGGTTGAGGATCAGGGACTCGAACTCCCGTGCCCTTGCATCGCGCTCGGCGTTTAATTGGCTGGCTGTCATGGTCAAGACGCCATCCGCAGAGGCTCGTCTTCTTCACGGGCCTGAAGCGCGCCAGAGGATGCCTTCTCCAGGACGCACTGATGCTGATAGGAAAACCCACCTTCCGATTTGCACTGAGAAATTCGCCCAGGGCTTACGCCTAGGGCCTTTGCAATCGCTCGCCCTGTTCCGAAGTGGGTGAGCGCCTGTTCGTAATTCATACGACTGCCTCCTTGGTTTTGCTGGAGTTTAGAAAAATAAACAGCCGTGTGCAAGTTATCTAAACCAACAAGGATTTAGAATCCTAAACATGGACTTTTCAGACAGACTCAATCAGCGCATGGATGCCTTAGGCATCAGCGCCTCGGACATCTCCAGAGAGATCAAGGTCTCCAAGGGGACCCTCTCCCACTGGACCAATGGCACCAACAAGGCCAGAGGGAAGAACCTGATTGCCTTGGCCAAGGTGCTTCAATGCAGCGCCTCATGGCTGGAAACTGGGAAGGGAGAAAAGGATCTGCCCTCACATGAAGGGCCTCCTTCAGAGGCCGACTACGCGCTTATTCCCCAGCTCACTGCTAAGGGTTCGTCAGGAAATGGCTACCTAAACGATCATGTTGAGGTCAGGGGCGGGTTGGCATTTAAGCGCGACTGGCTTCGACGGATGGGGCTAAGGGCTGAAAATCTTCGCGCAGCCTACAACCAGGGAGATAGCAACTGGCCAACCCTCTCCGACGGAGAGGTCGTCCTGATAGATGTTTCCTGCAAGGAGCCGACGAATGGGAAAATGTTCGCCCTGTATGATGCCGACCAAGAGGTGATCTTCAAGCGCATTATCCGTGAGATATCGGGAGGATGGCTAATTCGGTCGGATAACCAGGACAAAAATCGATACCCAGACCAGCCTGTCACTGATGATGGTATGCGCGGCGTAGACATTATCGGTCGTATCGTTTGGCGTGGCGGCGCGATGTAGTCAGGTGCCGACCGGCACTCGGGCTTTTTGATAATCAAGGAGGTTTCATGCGTTTATTCGCCATAGCAGCAATAATGATCATGCTGTCAGGTTGTGCCGTATCTCAACAAACGCCGGTCCCGAGAATTCCATTCCCTGCTGCTGAATTTGCCGCTCTTCCGACAAAAGGGACTGGCACATTGACTGGCCAGGTCTTTATGAAGACCGTTGGTGGAGATGTGAAATTCGGTGCAGGGAGCACAGTTTACCTAGTCCCCGTTACGTCCTATTCGAAACAGTGGTACGAAGTGAACTACATAGGAGGGCAGGCGCTTGAGGCGCCAGATCCTCGATCAGGACAGGGGTCCATCACTACGGTGGCGGACGGGAACGGAAACTTCACATTCACGGACATCCCGCCAGGCGACTACTTCCTCAGTTCAACCGTCACTTGGCAAGCGCCATCGAAGTACGGACTCCTCCCCCAAGGAGGCGTAGTGGCCAAGGTCGTGAGCATCGCTGATGGTGTGAAGCTTCGCGAGATGCTCACACGGTAACACCCCTAACCAGAGGGACAGAGCCCGCCTAGCGTGGAGCCTTCAAGCGGTAACCAGGTCATCTGGCAGGGAGGGGATTTGTAGTCATGCTCTGGCGCGGCGCTGTGGCTATGGCAGATTGTGGGGGAGTAATGGGCGCAATCAGAGACTGGACGGAATGACTCCTGCACCTGAAATCCGAGCAAATGATCTGGTAAGAGAACGCCAGGTTATTCAGCAGAAGCTTCGAGAGACTCTAGAGTTCGATGAGCTAAGGGCGAAGCGGCTTGAGCGGCAGTTGATTATTGAGCGCGACAGGCCTCGCGCAAGCGACATTATCCGTGCTGGCATGTGGCATGAATTGGCCTATCTGAGCGCATTTGCAGGGCGGACTGAGCAGGCACTGAGTCGGCTAGATGAGACGCAGCGTATTGGGTTTGATGATCTTGGCATAATACTTTCGCGAGCGTTCATCCTTGAGATGGGTGGACGTCTCACCGAAGCTCGCGATGTAATTGAGATGCTTGATGCTGCTAACATCATTGAACCATCCAGGAAATTCCTGGTGCCTCATTACATGGAGCTGGGCATGTTCAAATCGGCCACAGAGATTGTCACCGACATAGAGGAGTACGACCCGTACGCCCTGGTGGCGAAAGCAATTCTCGAAGAACATGGCGTTGACGATCTTGAAGTGACGAAAAGGCTTGAGTTCGCCGCCTCCATGGTCATCCAAAGAGTTGGACATCCGCTAGTTGACTATAAGCTCTTCGCCATGCGCGGCGAAGGAATTCTCTATCAGATCGTCGCAAAAGGCAGCATAGAGGAGCTAGGCAAACTTGGAGTAGAGCTGTCGGATGCATTGGTCGATAACTTCGATGGCGTATTGAACGAGATTCTTTGCATCGATGTAATCCCATTTGTTCCTGGCAACCAGTCGAGGCAGATGGAGGTGTTTCGTGTCAGTGTCTAGCGATGACATCCTGAGGATTGCAAGGGCTCTACTTGGCGATGCAGATGAGGCCTTTTCGCGAACATCCATTGGACGCTCCTACTATGCAGCCTTTCATGAAGCGCGCGGAACTGTCGAAAGACTTTCTCTCGCTGCATCCCAAGGAATATTAGGCGGATCACACGAGAAGCTGATTGGCGCTTTTGAAGGAAAGGGCCGCGGTCTGGCAAAAATCGCAGCCCGATTGAGGCTGAGGAAGCTTGCCAGGCAGAAAGCTGATTACGATATCGACGAAGACATCACCCCCGAAGAAGCAGCGCTACATCTCCACCACTGCGAGCTCCTTATTGACGAGCTGCGGCGTCTAACCAAGTCATGAACCAGCCCCTCACCCGCGGGCTTTTCGACCCTTGCCACCTTTGACAGATGCCCTCCGCCGTCCTGGGAAGGCAGCAGTCCAGCACAGGCCGCCCCTCGACTCCAGCGCGGCCTTTTCACATCAGCCGCGCATTTGTTATATTGAGGCGTCCTTGAAGGCACAACACCGAAAGGACCAGGCCGCGCTGGAACCTTCCCCGGCGCGGCCTTTTCGTTCCCCCCCCTTCCCTCCCGGTCCTGCGCTGAGTTGACGACCGACCTGCCCGGCGCTTAACGCGCTACGGCCCCTCATAGCCGCCTCACATTGAGTTGTAGTGCCACTAGAGGTATTCTTTGGCCTGTAGCTTGCTCGGGAGAGCCGCATGGCCCGCACAAAGATTCCTTTCTCCAAGGTGGCAATGCTCAGCCTGGCGCTGAGCGTTTCGACCTCGTGCGCCCAACTGGCAGCGGCAACCCCCAATCTGGATAGCCAAAAGCCCAGCAAGCAACATCAGCAGCAGGAACTTGCCAAGAAGGCCAAGATCCGCGAGCGCATCAAGCGCGCCATGGCTGCTCTCGGCCAACTTCGCGACACCCTTGAGGCTTCCTGCAAGATCATGCTGGAGCATAAGGTGCCTGACTCGCTGATCAATGAGCAGCCCTTCACCGAGGTGGTGCATACCTTGCGCCAGCTAGAAGAGGTTGTTCCTGCCGATAGCGCACTGTCGAGACTGCCAGTAATCGGCGAAGAGTACGACGCCTTTCGCCGCAACCTGGCTAAGGTTCGCGCCATGGCCGTGCAGAACGAGATTCTCTTCAAGCAGCAAATCACCGTTCCTGAAGTCTTCCAGAGTGACGTAAGCGGTGAAGGACTCAAATCTCTGGCCGACCTCGGCACCGAACGCCTGCATCACCTGGTGAGCTGATCACCAGGATGGCGGTGATTGTCGAGTTCAATCCGGAAACCTACGCCGAGCTCTTCCAGGACGTCCTGAAGGATTTCCCTTCTCTCCTTGATGGTCTCTGCCGCGATTTTGCCCGCTACATCGAATCTGATCGTCTCTGGCTGCCACCCTATTTCGGGCGTGATGTGCCATATGTCGTGCCGCAGGAGGCTTACCGTGCCGGACTGATGCACATCCACATCGCTATTCCGCCCACGGTGTTCCCGGCCAACCGACCTCAGCGTGACAGAACCTGCCCGAACGGTGCTCCGCAACAGGACGCCGCCTTGGTTTACGTCCAGGGGCTATTCGAGGAAAACCGCTACTCCTTGCTTGCCCTTCTTCACCCTGATGCCCATGGTAAGGCTCGCCAGCGCGAGATGATGACCTACCTTGCTCGTGTCGCAAGCCGATTCCGCGATAAATACTGATCCACCCCTCCCCGCCTGATACGAATCCAGAGCCCGCATAGCGCGGGCTTTTTCATGCCCGCCCAACCCAAAAGTTTAGATTTCTAAAAAATCCATTGACCTTAATCGTTTAGTTTTCTAAATTTCACCTCAACGCCGCAGAACAACGCAGCGCCAGGCCACCGAGCCGACCGCTCTTTCGACAATTTGGGAACCCATGCCGGCCTCTGGTTGCCGGCCAGGCTCAAGGCTGACGCGACGCATCTGGAATCGCGCGCCGAGGGTCTGCACTGCTCACGCTCCCTGCCAGGGCCACTCAGATGGTGGCTTTGTACCTGGTACCGCCGAAAGGCGGGGAACACAGCGGACAGGCGCCGAAAGCGCTTGCAGTGAGGACAGAAATCATCGCCCAGGCGCAGGTGGCGGGTAACAGCGTCCGAGCAAGAAGACTGCGACGTTCGGCATGCCGGCTGAGCGGTTTACGGAGACACCAGAAGCACCACCCGCGGGTTGTAGAAGCCCAGTAGGCGAACGCGGGAGCAATACCGACGAATCACTGATGCCCATCCAAGCGGTGGGCATTGGGATGAGACCGGGATGGAGATGAAGAAATGCGAGACCTGAAACACATCCACACGCAAGACCTTAGCGATCTCTTCAATTCGTTCATGAACTGCTTCGACGAGCGGCGAAACTCGATACTGCTCGAGATGTTCAAGAGTCAGTTCGGCGCTCTGTTCTGTGAGCCCGGCGCGATTTTCAACGAAACGTACCAGGCCTATGGGGACAACAAACATCGAGTCCCGATTGTGATGGCTGAGGTCGCCGAGGAGCTTGAGCGGCGCGACATTGAGTTGAGCGCAGCCTGAATTCCCGGATCGCAACCGGGGTGTAGCAGAGGGTGCGGTAGCGCCGCATCACGAGTCGGCTCCGACCAGGGCGCATGGCGGCTCTGCGGGCGGCGTATCCGCCCAACCGCCACCCGATTTCCCAGATGCCCTTCGCAAGAGGGGCATCGAAGAAATCGAACAGGAGGCATCAGATGAAGAAAGGCCTGATTCGAGGCGTAGGAAGAAATGACGCCGACTACAACGTTTACCGGCTCATCAATGGGGAACGTTACATGTGCCCGTTCTACAGCCGTTGGAAAGGAATGCTGGAACGCTGTTATGGGAAAAGATACGGACACAGTTCTGCCTATGTGGACTGCAAGGTCGATGAGCGTTGGCTTTCATTCATGGCATTCCGCGAGTGGATGCAAGAACGTCCATGGAAAGGAAACCACTTGGACAAAGACCTTCTCCGACCGGGAGACAAGATGTATAGCCCGGACACCTCAGTCTTCATTCCTGCCTGGCTAAACAACCTTTTGCATGACGGTCACGGATCATTTCGCGGCTTACCGACTGGCGTTTCGATCATGCGAAACAAAGACAGACCGTACATGGTGAGGATTTGGACGATGGAAGGCCGAAGAGCATTCCTCGGTTCATACGCAACTGCGGATGATGCTCATGCTGCCTGGAAGGAAGCCAAATCAAGAGTCGTACTTGAGGCAGTGGACAGGTACCGCCTTACAGAACAACACGATGAGCGCGTATGTGATGCACTCATTGAGATATCGCAGAGATTCGCGGCCTAGCGGCTGCCCCATACAGCCAATCACAAGCCCCAGGGCAAGAGAGGAATCCATGCCATCACTTGGCGAGTTCGCAGCAATGTGGGGACTTCTGCTTCTGACGATGTTTTTGCCGATCCGTCTGAAGCGTCGTCCTATTCAACAGCAAGACGCCTGACAGGCAGGAGGACAGAATGAGCATCGTTAAATGGATGGTAAGTTATTTGGGTGACAACCCGCGGCTCTGCGAATTCGTGAAAGAGACAAATCACTTCTATATAAAGTCCAATAAAAGTCGCGAGTCAAAGATCAGTCGTTATCACGACTTCTTTGATACAGAGCAGGAAGCTCTAGATTTCATCCAGTCTAGAAAACAGAGAGAGGAAGAGAATAAAAGGCTGAAAAGGATCAAAGACGCAGCGCCTGAACTTCTGGATGCTCTAGTAGCTCTGGTTGAGTGCAAGCAAACCACACCAGAGCTTTGGGAAGCAGCAAGAGCCGCAATCGCCAAGGCCACCGCCTAACGCGCCCTGGCGCATACACACTGGAGGCGAGATATGTATAAGCACGCTTCGATTTCTGATCTTCTCGGAAAGACCATCAAGCAGATCACCGGGTTGGAAGCTGGCAGCGATTCTGTCGATTTCGAATGTGAAGACGGCTCTCTGTTTCGGATGTATCACCAGCAGGACTGCTGTGAGAGCGTTTCGATTAACGATATCGAGGGCGACACAAGCGACCTTGTTGGCCAGCCGTTGGTGGTTGCCGAGGACGTCAGTAGCGAAGACTTCCCGGCGCCGCCTGGGGATTACGTAGAAAGCTACACATGGACCTTCTACCGACTGGCCACAGTCAAAGGCTTCGTCGTGATCCGCTGGCTTGGCGAGTCGAACGGCTACTACTCCGAATCGGTCGATTTCAGCCGCATCAACTGACTTCCCCGGCAAGGACGCCACCCTTCAATGGGGATGAGTAAGCGGGCCTGCCAAGGCGGGCGTACGAATAGCGGCGAGTCGATGTCTTTCTAGGCGATTCTCCACCGATGACGCCGCTGTCGACGTTTTACGACCGCTTGCCTGGCTGGCATCCAGGCCATCCCCACCCTACCCCTCATTAGCCCGGCAAGTCCGGGCATTTTTTCGCCTGTATGCGCATGCCCTGGCGCTCGCTGATTTCCACCTAATCCGGATGTGTAGGCGAGTCTCCATCCAAGACCAGGGCAGCCGCATGCACGCGGAAAAGAGGTCAGACATGAAAGAACACGAAACCAAACCGGTCTGGGTTGTGTGGGTGAACTCTGACCTTACAGAGGGTCGCGGCCAACTAATCCCTGTTCGGGTCTGCACCTCAGAGGCGACAGCCATTCGCCTTGGCAAGGGCAGAGATGTGCAGGGAGCTGATGCGCGCATCCAACAGCATGAGGCCATCTGGCACAGGAACGCGTGGTGCGCGCCTGTCGAGATCATTAGCCCCTCCCCGAAGGACCTTGAGGAAGACGCTCGGCGTGAAATAGCCAGGATGGCGGATCGGAGACGCGCTGAAGCACTTGAGCGTGCTCGCCAAGCAGGTCTTTCAGAAGACGATATCGCAATCCTAAGAGGTGTTTCATGACCGCCATCCGCAAGTTGCAAGAAGCGTATGACGCGAGACTGCCTGACGATGACGATGACGGCGACAGCGAGTATGTCACTGAGCAAGTCGGCAAGCTGTTGAACTGCGATGACGGTGATTGCGTGCCGTTCCATGACAAGCGGCAGCGGGCCTTTTCCGGGCCTGACTTCACGGTCTACGGCTTTGCTGGCTTCGTGCCGGAGTGGCTCGCAGAGGTAGATAGCAAAGAGTGCCCGATGACCCAACTGCTGCTTGCAGTGCGCAGAGGCGACCTGGAACTAGCTCAACGCATCTGGTTCCGCGCATTCGAAGCAACTCTGATCGAGAACGCTGAACGACTGGTTAGGGAGAGACGAGTATGAGCATTGACTGGACCAAGGCACCAGAGGGTGCGACGCACTACCAACCGGAATCACGTGACTTCCATGCGGCATGGTTCCGACTTCAAGGGGGGAAGGCTCGCGAAATGTGGGTCGTGATACCCGGCGGCGCGCTTGAGCACATCATCGATCCGACTGCCTTCGACGAGAGCATGCAGAACCTGATCGCCCGCCCCGCAGAACCTGCCACCTGGAACGGCAAGGGCCTGCCGCCGGTTGGGACGGTGTGTGAGTTACAGCAGGAAATGAAGCGGATTTTTTCTTACGACCCAGAAACCGGATGCTTGAGGTGGAAAGAGAATCAGCAAAAGCGATTCATAGGGCGCGTGGCTGGTTTCATCACCCATCACGGCTACCGTCGCGTAAACGTCGGCAAGACTAAGCTGCATGCTCATCAGATCATTTGGCTGATGCATCATGGTGAACTGCCAGATTGCGAGATTGACCACATCAACGGCATGCGTGACGACAACAGGTTAGAAAATCTGCGACTAGCCAACCAACAGCAAAACCAGCAGAACTCAAACGTTCGCATAGACAACGTTCTTGGGGTAAAGGGTGTTCGGCTTCGTCCTTCCGGAAATTACCAAGCGCGCGTCAAGCTTAGTGACGGTTCTCGCGCAGTTAAAACCTTCCGCACTTTGACAGAAGCTGTTAGCTGGTTGGCCATGCAGCGGGAAATATCGCACGGCGAGTATGCGAACACCCCCGAGCAGATCGCCGCCGAGGAGCGGGAGAAGGCAGTCGGTGATATGGCTATGTCAATTCAAGGAGTTCCATATCAGTACCCTACGCTTTACGCGCTATACGACGCCGGCTACCGCCGCCAGGAGTCATCCACATGACCATCACCATCGACCTGACCAAGGCCGCCCAAGTCCTGATCTTCGGCGGCTTTTTTGTGGGCAGCGTGTTCATGTTCGCCGTGGCGTTTGTTGAGGTGGCGGGGCTATGAGGAGGGCAAATGAATGAGCTGGCTTTGTTCTCGGGCGCTGGTGGAGGAATTCTTGGCGGCCACCTCCTCGGATGGCGCACGGTCTGTGCTGTCGAGTTCGAACCCTATGCCGCAAGCGTTCTTGCCGCAAGACAAAATGACGGCATTCTCCCGCCCTTCCCGATCTGGGATGACGTTCGGACCTTTGACGGAAGACCTTGGCGCGGACTTGTTGACGTGGTTTCTGGTGGATTCCCGTGTCAGGACATATCAGCTGCCGGGAATGGCGCCGGAATCGACGGTGAGCGCTCAGGGCTCTGGCGAGAAATGGCACGAATCGTCGGTGAGGTACGACCGCGATTCGTCTTCGTGGAGAACTCACCTCTCCTTGTTCGAAGAGGACTTGCCGTGGTCCTCGGTGACCTTACCGAGCTGGGGTATGACGCTCGATGGTGTGTTATGGGAGCCGCCGACGTCGGGGCGCCCCATCAGCGTGATCGCATATGGATTGTGGCAAACGCCAGTAGCGGACGACGCAGCGAACCGAGCAGATGGCAAGTGGAACAGCCGCGGCGAACCGAAGCTGAGTGCACAGGTGAAGCTATGGCCTACCCCAGTTCGCCGAGATTACCGAGGACCAGGTCGCAGCCGGATGGAGAGGACTGGCAGCAAGGCTGGCGAATGCCTTCCTCAAGTCGTAGGTGGCCAGTTGAACCCAACGTGGGTCGAGTGGCTAATGGGGTGGCCTCTAGAGTGGACCGCATTAAAGCCCTTGGGAATGGCCAGGTTCCAAGAGTGGCTGCAACAGCATTCACTTATCTCGCATCTGAATGGATCTGAGGAGGCAGCATGAACACCCGCCGCACAGCAATCTGGCTAGGCAGTCTCTTCGGAGGACTGCTGTACCTCTTCATCCTGGCAGCCGGCCCGATCTGGGGCGGCATCATCACCGCAGAAGCTACGCACCCGTCCGCAGCAGGCCGGTAATCCGGATAACTGCGGCTTCCCCAGCGGGCGGTGGGCGGCATGAAGAAAACACCCGCAGCAGCGGCTTCTAGCGCAACGCTATTCATCCCGCAGGGGTGACGCTGCCGAGTGGCGCCGTAAGCGCCTTTCCTTTCTACCTGGAGAACATCATGCGATCAATGATCTTCATTGCCGGCCTATTCCTGCTAGCCGGTTGCACCGATGAATCAACAGCACGCCGAGCGCTTGAAGGAGCAGGTTACAGCCACATCCGATTCACCGGATACAGCTGGTTTTCATGTGGACAAGAGGACGCCAAGTCGACTGGATTCGTCGCCAAAGGCCCAACCGGCCAGTCGGTATCAGGCACCGTCTGCTCTGGATTTATCTTCAAGAACTCGACCATCCGACTGGATTAACCCCTCCCTTCACTGGCTGCGCATGCGCGGCGAGGTATTACCCAAATGTCCAACGAAGGCAAAACGCACTTCAGGAAGGCGTTCGACTCGCCGTACCTGAGCAGTGCCGACATTGTCGAGCCAACCGTCCTTACCATCGCGCGAGTGGGCCTGGAGCCTGATCGCACGAAGAAGACCAAGGACTTGTTCAACACTGCCCACTTCGTCGAAAAGGAACTTCGGCCAGGTGAGAAGCTGAAGCCGATGATCCTAAATGCGACCAACAGCAAGACATTGCGAGCGCTAACCGGAACCCCCTTCATCGACGACTGGCAAAACGTGCGCGTAACGGTCTACGTAGACAGCAACGTTCGATTCGGAAAAGAGTCGGTAGAAGGCCTGCGCATCAGTCCGAAGGCTCCAGTCCGCGCCGTCCTGACGCCAGAGAATGCCAAGCAGTGGCAGAACGCGAAGAATGCGTACTTCCGCGACGGCAACCTCGATGCGGTACTCGGACGCATACACATGTCGGACGAACACCAGCAGCAACTGATGCAGGAGTGCGCCGATGAGATGGCACGACGTACCGCAGAACAGTGATGTGTGGGAGGCGCTGAGAATCGGAAAGGCCACTGCGTCCAGTTTCGGGACTTTCATGGCGAACGAGGGCAAGGCCTTCGGCGAGCCGGCAAAGAAGTACGCGCTTCAGATTGCCCTGGAGCGCGCTACCGGCGTGAAGGCTTCCTTCAGTTTCTCCAATGATCACACTGAGCGCGGCCATGAACAGGAGCCAGTTGCCAGGATGCTCTACGAGGACGAGAACTTCGTTGAAGTATCCAACGGCGGGTTCTTCGATTGGGAACTGTACGGAGACAGTCCTGATGGCCTCGTAATGGAAGACGGCGTGGTCGAGATCAAGTCCGTCACTGCGGCTGTCCACTACGCCACCCTGCGGCGCGAGTCCTTCGATCCTGCGTACCGCTGGCAACTGATCGGCCACCTCGACTGCACTGGTCGGGAGTGGGTCGACTTCATTAGCTACTGCTCGGAGTTCCCTCCGGCCAGCCAACTGATCGTCCACCGACTGCATCGATCCGAATGCGCTGATGAAATCCAACGCCTGCGCGACCGCCGCGAGGCTTTCCTAGAACTGGTCGAGCAGACCTATCAAACCATCCCGAGGTAACACATGAGCGTGAAATACGACGTCGTGGCCACCGTTGGCCAGTACGAGAAGGATGGCCAGGTCAAGTACCTGAGCCGAAAGGTTGGCGTGATCGTAAACACCAAGAACGGCTTCAGGCTGAAGCTAGATGCCTGCTTCAACCCCGCAGGTTGCCCGCAACGATCAGACGATGGCGGAGTATGGCTTGCGCTGTTCGAGCCGAAGAAGGATCAGCCTCAACAACCGCAGAGCGCACCTCGACAAGTTCAGGCTAACGACAGCTTCTACGACGATATTCCGTTCTAAATCAATAAGTTACGCGAAATTAAAGGCCCTCAACAGGGCCTTTTCTTTTGCCCGGAGAAAGCCATGGAAACCGACATTCCCGAGATTTTAAGCGACCTGAGAATCGGCGCTGATGCGTGGTGCGGCGTGCAAGAGCCGGTTGCCCATGCGCTGACTCACGATGACATTCAAGACGCCGTTGCTGAGTACCTGGCAGCGGGAGGGGTCATCACGAATATCCCCGCTGGCGTCTCTTCAAATCAGCCGGTCACGTTCAATAGCCGCATTACCGGAGCATCTACCGGAATGGAGCGAGAGCAGCAGAAGCGTGTTCAGGCCAAGCGCACGGCAAAGGACATCGAATACTGCCAGATGCTCGAAGACCTAGTGATCCTCGATTGCGGTCGATGGGAGATCGGCCCTGCCATGGGGGTAAGCGATCACACCGTGCAGCGTCTCCTTCGCACCTATTTCTCCACCCGCACCGAGTTCGACAAGTGGAGGGCATCCGGACATGGGAAATCGACGCTCATAAACGGCGAGAAACCATGCTCGAAGTGCAAGACGCTCAAACCTCTATCTGAGTACTACTCGAACCCGAGCAAGAAGGACGGCCATTGCAGCGAATGCAAGGCCTGTGAAAACGCGCGGAGGCGAGCAGCAAATGCAAAGCAAGCGGCTTGAGTTCCCCGAATCGACCGACGAATACCGCGAGGGCGTAGACGCACGCGACCGCGGCGAACGTCTCCATGCCTGCCCCTACGGACTGCACATGCTCTATGAGCGGTCACTTTGGCTCGCAGGACACCACGACAGAGACATGGGCATAGCCCCGAGGGTAGCAGCATGATCATGCACGAACACGGGTGTTTCGCCGACAGCTACCAAGTCCGGCATATCAACGCGCAGTGCGTCGTCGGAAAGGTCTTCCGGCACAAGCCTACTAATCGCAGATACATCGCTGTTCTCGAGGCCGGAGGATCAGTTGAGCTTCAAGAAGCCAGCGGGCACAGCACGTACACATCAATCGATGCGCTCGGCAATGCCGAGGTGTGGGAGGCCGTTAAATGAGCATGGAAATGAACAAAGCGCTGGATCTGCTGCGCGGCTTGGTCAGCGAAGTCGAACGTAAAACATGCGGGCATGAGGAAACTCATAGAGGCGGAGCGATATGGGAGATATGCGACTCCTGCGGGGCAAAATGGGCTGACGACGAAGGCGGAAAGCCAGAGTTTGCATGGCCTGAGTCTGTCGAGAAAGCAAGGGCATTTCTTGCGACACATCCTGCGGTAGAGCAGGCATGCTGGGATGAGCGCAAACTGTCAGACCTCGGTAACGAATTGCACAACCTTTCGTGCTCGATCGTTCACGAAAACGAGAAATTGGCTGAACAGATCGGTGGCATAGCCCGCGAGCTTTGGAATTGGCCACAAGCCCGCGCCGCCCTGGCGCAACCCTCCCAGGCGCCGGATTACTTCGCCCACGCCGACAAGAAGCTGGAAGCCCTGTTGAACGCCACGGCGCTAATCCTCGAATCGCCGGGGCACGATGCGGCGCACTACTGGGCCAAATGCCTGCGCGAATACGACGAAGCACATGCCCAGGTCGCCCAGGCTAGACATGTGCCAGAACTCGACCCGCTCAACCTAGCCCCGCATGCGGAAGCGTTCAACGAAGCGCCCGCTGAAGCACTCAAGCCAGAGCAGGCAGAGGCGGAGCGGCCGGAGGTGGTGGGCTATCGCAGTGGCACGTCCGGCGGCATATACGCGGATGGCTACGGCCTAGAGAAACCCGAACCGCTTATGACCGTCGCCCAGCATGAGCGCATCGTCGAAGCGCGCTGGAACCGTGCAATGGATTTGATGGGCGAGCACGTTGCCCGTATCAGCGAGAAGTTCAAGGCGGAGCGCGACGCCGCCCAGGCCAGGGTCGCGGAGCTGACTGCAACCCGCAATCGCTACGGGTTAGACGCCCACTACTTCAACAAGAACCTCCAGCGCATCCTGCGCGACTTCGAGAGCTTCACGCCCGACGAACTCGCTCGCTCCCTGATCATCCTGGCGAAGGTCGCCGACGAAAAGGTCGTAGCCCAGGCTCAGCACAGCGTGCCGGAGGGGTGGATGCTCGTCGAGTGCGGAATCTGGACGCAGGAACAGGTGGACGAGATGCAGAAGACGGTGGCTCGATTCCGCAATTCAGAATTCGTCGACGACCGCGCGCTGGCGATGGCTGTTGCTGACGCAGGCCAGTGCAAGGCTCCAGAGATATCGCTGGCCGAGCTGCTCGCCGCCGCGCCCGGCAAGGAGGGGTTGTGATGGCCGTTTACGTCGACGACATGAACGCAACGTTTGGCCGCATGAAGATGTGCCACATGCTCGCGGACACGACCGAGGAACTGCTCGCAATGGCAGACAAGATCGGTGTTCAGCGGAAGTGGATTCAGCATGCCGGGACCATCAAGGAGCACTTCGATATCTGCCTGTCGAAGAAGTCAGCAGCTCTCGCAGCCGGGGCCGTGGCTATCACGTACCCCGACGGCGTAGCAGAGATCATGAAGAAGCGCCGAGCAGCCAGCAAGGAGGTAGGTCATGAGTGAGGTGAAGCGGTTCGACCACGTGAACCATGCTCACGTTGATGACTGTGAGCACATTGATAACCCCGAAGGAGCGTGGGTGAAGGCCTCCGACTACGACGCCCTCGCCGCCGAGGCCCAGGCGCTCAGGGAGGAAGTCGCACGCGCTGAGCAGCACCGCAACGATCAGGCTGACTTGATTGTGTCGCTACGCACCGAAGTCGCAGCACTGCGAATGGCGAGAGATGATCTCAAACTCGAACGAGACCTTGCTCGACAAAACTTCTGCGACGAGCAGGCAGCGAATTATCAGTTGCAAGCGCACTTGAAAGCCTGCCTCGGCGAACTATCGGAACTGCGCGCAAGGGTGGTTGTGCTCCCCAGCGTTGATAACGTCATGAATATCGTCATGCGTTACCAGTGGAACGAGAAGACCAACGTCACCGGAACTACGAACTGGGCGGCCAACCTCGGTATGAGGGTTGTCGAAGTGGTCAAGCGCCTCAACGGCAAGACGGTCAGCGAGGGGCTGTTGCGGCGCATCAGCGATCTGTTCCCGGCTGACATGGGAGATGACGGATCAGGCCGCGCCGGTTGGTTTCCGCATGTGCGCGAGACGGTTGCAGAGCTTCGCGCCCTGCTCAACCAGGACAAGGAGAACGGCGACCATGCTGCATGAGCCGGAGGAGTACCGATTGTTCAGTCTATGGATGCTGGTCTTCATGGCCATCGGCTGGTTCGGTGGCTGGATACACGCCCATTACACCGTAGCCGAAGAATGCCGGAAGCTCGGCAAGTTCTACGTCGGCAAGACCGTATTCGAGTGCAAGGCGATCACCGAGGAAGACAAGGAGAACGGCAATGGCTGAAGAACTGAAACCCTGCCCGTTCTGCGGAGAAGAAGCCGCTTTTGTCGAGCTGGAAGACGGCGGAATAGTTGCGGTGTGCGCATCAAAAGGATGCGTCGCGAGCGGTGTTGCACGCTACGCATGTGGAGACGACCCGAGACCGCTTATTGCCGAGACCTGGAACACCAGAGCAGTCCCCGCAGGCCATGTGGTGGTCAGCGAGGCACTGTTGCGGCGTCTTGCCAAGCCGGCAGACCGTTACGATGAGGTTTTCACTTTGGATCGACATGAGGCCGCCGAAGAACTCCGCGCCCTGCTGAGCGAGAAGGCATAGCCACCCATCGCCATCCACTGTACGCATATACAGCAATTCGGATAATGGTCTACCCACTACCCGGATTGAATATGCGCACGAAACCCTTCCGCCCGCCGCGCCGGCATGAGATCGCCGGCCTCCGCTACTACCGCACCGCGTCAGCTTACAACTGGCTCGGCGTAGCGATGGCGCACCCGACTCGCGCAATCCAGTTGCTGCTCGAACAGTGTGAGCCAGACGTGCTCTCGCCAATGTTCAACATCGAGATAGACGCGATCCTGAGCCAAGCCGACGAGTACGCAAAGACCGGCCAGGTGCTCGAGCGCGAGCAACTGCGCGAAATGCTCATGCACCTGATCGCCAAAGCGGCGGGCGAGTAACCCCACGAAACCAACGCATCCGACCCTCGGAGGACCAACCGTGGACAACGACAACGAAACCATATTGGCAGTGATAGTCATCGTTCTCTTCGTCCTGGGAATTTTCCGGGTCGTCGGGGATATGCAGGAACTCTACAGGCAGACCGAGTTGAAAGGACAGGAGTTGAGCAGATGGAGCAAGCAATGAACAGGCGGGAGGTGACATTCCTCTCCGCCGTGGATGCCAGCAAGGTCGAGATACCGAGCAACGTGATCAGCATCGGCAGCAAGGGCGACTGGTATGCCTTTGCCTGCGATCACAAACGCGTTCTCCGGCTGGAGTTTGATGACGTCGACGGGTACTTGGGAAGCGATAGCTTTCGGGTATTCAGCCACATTGACGCCAAGCAGATCCACGACTTCGTGAACGAGTGCGGCGATGAGCCGATCATCGTCCACTGCCTGGCAGGCATGAGCCGATCCGCCGCGGTCGCTAAGTTCCTGGCCGACAAGCGCGGCTACACCCTGAACCTGTCGAAGCCTTGCCTAGGCACCACGCAATTCTACAACCGACATGTCTACGGAACGTTGAATCTCAACGATGCCGAAAGCATGAGCGCCTATTACGCCGAGATGGAGTTGGCCGACCGGCTGCGTGGCCACCCAAAGGAGTCCTGACCGTGCCTGACATGAGAGAAGAGTTTGAAGCGTGGGCTACCAAGCACCGGATGCCGATTCATCGCGACGGTGTTGTCACCGACTATGCAGCCAGATGCACAGATGAATGCTGGCAAGCCTGGAAAGCCAGCCGCGCGGCTCTGAGGGTGGAGTTGCCGGACGACGGCATCGAGGACTGTCAACGTGACCGGCAGAACTCCTGCCGTGACAACTTCGATACCGGCTACTGCTATGCGACTGACCGGATCACTCAAGCCCTCCAGCAAGCCGGAATCGAGGTGAAGTGAATGACTGACCATCCTATCGACGACAAAGTGCTCGAGCATCTCCGCAAAATTCAGGGCTCTACTGCATGGGCTATGCGTCACGCCATCGGCGAAGACAGGCCGACCATCAGCAAGGCTTTGAATAGGCTCAAGCGCAAGGGTCTCGTTGAATGCAACGGAACGCCCTACTGGGTAGCAACTGGACTTCGAGGTACGCACGTATGACCGACCACGCAGAGCTGCGGAGGCTGGCTAAGGCGGCAACGCCGGGGGCGCGCTATCAAGGAACCGACGAGAGAGTCATCATCGCCGGAAATGGAACGATCATCTGCACAGTCAGCGGCGCAATATCCGGACCTTCTGTGATGGCAGATGCAGAGTTCCTTTGCGCGACTGATCCCAAGACCATTCTCGCCCTGCTGGACGAGATCGACGGGATGAAAGCGTCTGGCTGGCGAAACCACAGCGTCAACTACGCCCGCGCCGAGAAGTGTCCGCAGACGCTGGAAACGGCACAAGCGGCATGGGACCGAGATCAAGAACTGATAGAGGAACAACGCCAGCAGATTGCCAGGGACAGTCAGACTATCAACAAGCTACGGCAGAAGCTCCAATCGGCCGAAGTGGATCGGGACAGGCTCAAGGCGGAGCTGGAGCAAAGCGCAAGCGTTCTACCTGGCAACTACTACATGGACCCGCCGGACGGCGGCAATGTCAGCATTCCAGAGCAGATTCGGCGCATGGCGAAGGATGCTGCGCGGTATCGCGCATTGCGGCAGAAGGAGCGCGGAGTTGTGGTGGTTCGTAACCGCACATCGCATCTATTCGGAGAACACCTCGACGCTGCAATCGACGCAGCCATAGAAGGAGCCAAGCAATGAACGACCGCGAACTACTCGAACTTGCGGCGCGGGCGGCGGGGATGCAGATCAATGAGCAGCGTCAAGCCGAACGTGATTCCATAGTCGATCCAGCAAAAGCCAGCCTTTGGATTGTCGATGGGTGTACGGCCTGGAACCCACTTATCGAAAGCCACCACGCGTTTATTCTGGCGGTGCAGCTTCGCCTGGACATTACGTTCTACAACGGATTTCAGGAGGTGGCCGCCGATCCATCAAATGGTGACGGGATGAACCCTTGCCAGGAAGTGTTCACAGAAAACCCGTATGCGGCAACTCGGCGAGCAATAGTCCGCGCCGCCGCAGAGATCGGCAAGTCTATGGGAGGTGGGGAATGAGCGAAACCGTAGAAGTGAAGACCTGCGAGCTTGAGGGGGCAGCGCTGGATTGGGCCGTTGCAATGGCTGAAGGAGAAGAGGTCATTGTCCATGACATTGGACAGTACCGTTATGACGTGAGAGGCGGCATCCACTGCTGCAAATATGGCTGCACCTTTGGACCTCGCTCGATTACTGAAGAAGTCGAGCGATACGAACCTTCGGACTCATGGGCTCAAGGCGGACCACTGATTGAAAAGCACCGCTTTGAATTCGAGTGGATCGGTAGCGACTGGCATGGCGAACCGCTGCGATTCTTCACAGCCTGCGGCTGCGATATGCCAGCTGATGCAACATCGGCAGGTCCAACCCACCTAATAGCAGCCTGCCGCGCCATCGTTCGAGCGAAGCTGGGCGAAACCATCAACGTCCCAGCCGAACTCATCAAGTAACCCAGCCGGGCGCCACTAGCTCTCCCTGAGCTAACCCGGCTGGGCAACCAATCCTACCATCATGCCCTCCCCGGCAATAGCTGGGGTGGAGAGGTATTGCCTATGAGTACCGCAGAGAAGGTCGAGTACGAAGACAAGGTGCCTGAGCAGGTTATGGCGGCATTGCTTGGGATAACCTACCGCGCCCTGCAAACCCGCAGATCAAAACGGCAGATCCCGGAAGGTGTCTGGAACAAGGTAAACGGGAAGATAATCTACAGTCGACGGAGATACGACGAATGGCTCGAAAGCCTTTGGGTATGCCCACCGGGGTGGAAGTCATCGGCAACTCTATCCGTATCCGCTTCATGTGGAACGGAACAAGGAAGTGCGAAACACTCCCCTATCCCGCGACGCAAAAAGGGATTAAGACTGCATCCGGTCTTAGAGATCAGGTAGTCCAGACCATCAAGCTTGGCATCATGGACGAAGCCAAGTATGCAGAGTTCTTCCCAGGGTCTGCGATTGCGGAATCGGTCAGCAGCCAAATCCCTCTGTTCGGTGAGCATGCGCAACTCTGGCTAGACAGCCGAGAGATCGTGCTTGGCACCCGAAAGAACTACAAGAGCATCCTTAACCAATACTGGATGCCACATCTTGCAGTAGCCCGGCTTGACCAGATCACCCCTACCCTCTTGCGCCGAATCATCAGCAGCATCGAGTGGACGTCGCCAGGCGTGAAGCGGAACGCGATGTTCAAGCTGTCGACGATCCTAGATTCCGCTGTGAAGGACGGGCTGATCAAGAAGAACCCGATGGCGCCTCTTGAGAAACCGAGGGTTTCGAAGAAGCTGGTAGATCCATTCACGCGGGACGAGGCAGAACGCATCATCCAGCACCTTTACGCGACCCTTGGGAAGTACTCAAGGATCTACGCCGCGTTGTACGAGTTTCTGTTCTTCACGGGGTTGCGGCCTGGGGAAGCTTTCGCCCTTCGATGGGACGAGGTAGACGAAGAGGCCAGGCGCATCCATGTGTGCCGGATCGTCATAGATCGCGGAATCGAAGAGCGCGTAAAGACCAAGCATGAGCGCGACGTGCTGCTCAATGATCGAGCATTGAATGCCCTGGCAGAGGCCAAGCGGATTGCGCGCCTGAAGCGCGTCGCATCAGTCTCGGAGTTCGCGGTCAGCCCGTTCGTATTCCCGCCCAGCAAAGGCGGGCTGTGGATCAAGGAGCCAAGTGTTACCATAAAGCACTTCCACGCCGCGCTTGATGCTCTATCCATCCGAAGGCGCCGGCAGTACGACACCCGCCACACATACGCGACCATGTGCCTGATGGCTGGCATGAACCCTGCGTTTATCGCTGGGCAGCTAGGCCACAGCGTGCAGATGCTGCTATCGACCTATGCCAAGTGGCTGAACTCCGCCTCTGACTGGAGCGAGCTGGAGAAGCTACAGACCAGGGTTAAAACTGGTACGGAATTGGTACAGGAAGCAGAGGAAGGCGCGTAACCATCCCGCAAAGCCCCGCAGGACAATGCCTTGATATCTACAGCTAACATCACCATGCAGTTCGGCGCCAAGCCGCTGTTCGAGAACGTTTCCGTCAAGTTCGGCAACGGCAACCGCTACGGCCTGATCGGCGCCAACGGTTGCGGCAAGTCGACCTTCATGAAGATCCTCGGCAACGACCTGGAGCCGAGCGCCGGCCAGGTCATGCTGGAACCCAACGTGCGCCTGGGCAAGCTGCGCCAGGACCAGTTCGCCTACGAGGACTTCAGCGTCATCGATACGGTGATCATGGGCCACGAGGAACTCTGGGCGGTGAAGGCCGAGCGCGACCGCATCTACTCCCTGCCGGAAATGAGCGAGGCAGATGGCATGGCGGTGGCCGAGCTGGAAGTCCAGTTCGCCGAGTTCGACGGCTACACCGCCGAGTCCCGCGCCGGCGAGCTGCTGCTCGGCCTGGGCATCCCGCTGGAGCAGCACTTCGGCCCGATGAGCGCCGTCGCTCCCGGCTGGAAGCTGCGCGTACTGCTGGCCCAGGCGCTGTTCTCGGACCCGGACGTGCTGCTGCTCGACGAACCGACCAACCACCTGGACATCAACACCATCCGCTGGCTGGAAGGCGTGCTCACCGCGCGCAACAGCACCATGATCATCATTTCCCACGATCGGCACTTCCTGAACAGCGTCTGCACCCACATGGCCGACCTGGACTACGGCGAGCTGCGCCTGTTCCCGGGCAACTACGACGAGTACATGACCGCCGCCGAACAGGCCCGCGAGCGCCTGCTGTCGGACAACGCCAAGAAGAAGGCGCAGATCGCCGAGCTGCAATCCTTCGTCAGCCGCTTCTCGGCCAACGCCTCCAAGGCCAAGCAGGCCACCAGCCGCGCCCGGCAGATCGACAAGATCCAGCTGGAAGAGGTCAAGCCGTCCAGCCGGGTCAGCCCGTTCATCCGCTTCGAGCAATACAAGAAGCTGCACCGCCAGGCGGTGACCGTGGAAAACATCAGCAAGGGCTATGACGGCAAGCCGCTGTTCAAGGGCCTGAGCCTGCAGGTCGAGGCCGGCGAGCGCGTCGCCATCATCGGCCCCAACGGCATCGGCAAGACCACCCTGTTGCGCTGCCTGGTCGGCGACCTGCCGGTGGACGGCGGCGAGGTGAAATGGACCGACAGCGCCGACGTCGGCTATTTCGCCCAGGACCATGCCGACGACTTCGCCGACGACATGAGCCTGTTCGACTGGATGGCCCAGTGGACCCAGGGCGGCGAACAACTGGTGCGCGGCACCCTCGGCCGCATGCTGTTCTCCAACGACGAAATCAAGAAGTCGGTGAAAGTGATCTCCGGCGGCGAGCAGGGCCGCATGCTGTTCGGCCGGCTGATCCTCAAGCGTCCCAACGTGCTGGTGATGGACGAGCCGACCAACCACCTGGACATGGAGTCCATCGAGGCGCTGAACCTGGCGCTGGACAACTATCCGGGCACGCTGATCTTCGTCAGCCACGACCGCGAATTCGTTTCCTCGCTGGCTACCCGCATCATCGAGCTGGGCGAGAACGGCGTGACCGACTTCAGCGGCAGCTATGACGACTACCTGCGCAGCCAGGGCGTAATCGTCTGA